TCAGTCAGCGGCAACCAATACCGGAGATTATTCAGCGGCAACCAATACCGGAGATTATTCAGCGGCAACCAATACCGGAAATAAGTCAGCGGCAATTGTCGAAGGAAAAGAAAGCATTGCGTTAGCTACAGGAATTAAATCAAAAGCTAAGGGAAAAATCGGATGTTTTATTGTTCTGACTGAGTGGAAAGAAATTAATAATGAATATCATATTGTAGATATTAAATCAGCAAAAGTAGATGGAGAAAACATTAAAGAAGATACTTTCTATATGTTGAAAGACGGAAAATTTGTAGAAGTAGATTAAGTTGCCCTGGAAGGTGCGGTCACACCAACCAGGACGGTATCTAACTAAGAATGAGTTAGTTAAATACAGGATTATTATAACACAACCTCCTGTATTTGACAAACAAAAATATAACAGGAGGACTTTTTATGCAAAAAAATGGCGAAAATCAGCCACTTTCCAGTGAAATCATTGCTGATCTGGAAGAAAAGCTGATGGCAAGAAATGTAATTATCGCTATTCTGGCAACTGCGCTTGTAGTAACCACATCCAGAAGAAAGTGAGGAGAAAATGAAAGAGGTGGTAAAGACAATAGGAGAAATATTTGTAGGGATAGGGGTGTTTACAGTAATCTTCTCAATCACATGGATGCTTACATCATTTGATGCTATCGGGGTGTTCTTTGTATCAACAGTCTTATTCTCAATGGTGTTTCTTCCTATTATATTAGAAATGGAGGAAAAGTAAATGCAAAGATTAAATAAAGTAAGATTATCCGGTAGAGCCGGGGAAATAGTATTCAGCCACGAGCATTACGGAAGATACTATTACAAATTCATGCTGACAGTCATTCGTAAAAGCGGTGCAGTGGATATGTTCCCAATCGTTATAGAAGATTCCATTGTACGTGACAATGATTATAACGGAAAAGAGATTGTGGTAACAGGATCAATCAGAAGCATGGACACTTCTAAAAATCCAAATAAGCACCACAATGTTAATTATATCGCAGCTGACGAAGTGGAAATCCTGGAAGAACAGGTTCCAGATGGTGATATAAACGAAGTAGAGTTTATTGCCAGAAGTTGCACGAAAGAGCCATATGCAAAACTTACATCAGTAACACACAGGAAAGTTTCAAATCTGTTTGTAGCAATTCAAAGAGAGTATTCGGAAAGAGCGGATTTTATTCGCTGTACTTTATGGGGAAAAGGTGCTGATCTGGCGGTAGAGGTTAAAAGAAATGATTACATTAAAGTAACTGGCAGGTTAATGAGCCGTGATGTTTATGTTAATGGAGAAGAAACGGAAAGTGTATATGAGATTTCCGTAAAAGAAATGGAGAAATTGGAGGATGAAGAATAATAAGAATGAAGTTCAGATATTTGGCGCAATAATGGACATTCAGCCAGGAACGTTTTTCAAGGACGGAGAAAAATTCGTAAGATTCTATATTGGTGCAAAGCGTACCAGTGGGAACGTAGATTTGCTTCCAGTAATTGTTAAAGAAAAGCAGACGGAAGGTTTAAAGATTGGAAAACACGCTTATGTTGAAGGGAGATACAGTTCTTCAAACAAACATGAAAGTGGAAAGTCACATTTGATTCTTGAAATCAAAGCGGAAACAATCTGGTGTGGAGAAGGTGATGGGAGCACAGAAGGTGAAAACAAAATCATTCTGGAAGGTTATCTTTGCAAACCGCCTGTGTACCGCAGAACACCAAGTGGAAAAGAAATCTGTGATTTAATGATTGCTTGCAACGAATATGACTTGCGAAGAACAGATTATATTCCGTGCTTAGCATGGTTGAAAGAAGCCAGAGAAGCTGCTGATTTCAAGGTTGGAGATTTCGTAAAAATAATCGGAAGAATCCAGAGCCGGATTTATCATAAAAAATTATCTGGTGATGAAGTAGAACTTAGAACTGCATATGAGGTATCAATAGGGAGGATAATCGAGCATGAAAGTGGAAGTAAAAAAGATTTCGTTGGAGAATTACAAGAAGTTCCCGAGTAAGTCTGTAGATTTGTTTCCAAGAACAGAGATTTCTGGCAGAAACAGAGAAGGAAAATCCACATTGCAGGACGCATATTTGGACGTTCTGACAGGAAAGATGGCAAATGGCACAGAACCTACTTCTATTCGCAGAAAAGAAAATGGCGTGGAAGTGCCAAAGGTTGATGTTGTAAGAGAGCTTACACTTTCGATTGATGGGAAAGAAAAAGTGATCCGCAAAATCACAAAGCAGAAGTGGAGAAAACCAAGAGGACAGTCAGAAGAGGTGTTCGATGGAAATGAAACTTCTTATGAAATTGACGGATTCCCGGCTAAATCAAAGGATTATACCGAGTTCATCCAGTCAATAGCAGAGCCTTCAACGCTTCTGATGTGCAGTAATCCAAAACCATTTCTGGACACATTACAGAAGTCAACCGCAGAATCCAGGAAGGTACTGGAAAAAATGTCTGGTTTCGATATTGCTCAGTTTATGGAAGAGAATCCACAGTACGCTCATGTGGAAGAAATCACAAAGGGGCATTCCGTAGAGGATACCTTAAAGAAGCTCCGAAAGGAACTGAATGCACAGAAGAAAAAGGTTGATGCAAAAAATACAGAGATTGCTTACGAAACCAATCGGACTGTTGAAGCAGAAGATACTTCTTCCCTGGAATCCAAAAAACAGGAGCTTAATGCGGACCTTTCCAAACTGGAAGAACAGGAACAGATTCTTGAAGATTCAGCAAAAGGCTATGACAGTCTTTCGTATGAAATCCGTGGTTTGAAATCTTCCAGGGATGGTCTGGTTAGCAAGGCGAATGAATGGTTAAGAGCCAGACAAAAATTTATTTCTGATACAGTTTCTGAACTTATGTTAAAAAAATCAGAAAAGGAATCAAGCATTCGTATTATTGGAATGGAACTGGGCAACCACATAAGGGAAGCACAACAGGCAAAAGCTGACTTGGATAGAGCCAGACAGGACTATCCGAGAATCAAGGAAATGGAGTGGGATGATTCTGGGCTGAAAGCTATTGAAGCCGAAACATTCAATGATTCAGAAACTATTTGCCCGACCTGTGGACAGGAACTGCCAGAAGAACAGATTTCCGAATTGAAAGCCTCCTTTGAAGAAAAGAAGAAGTTCAGAATTGAAGCACAGTTGAAAGTAAAAGAATCCTTTGAATCAGAAAAACAGAACAATCTTAAATATGTCTGCGACCTTGGAAATACTTCCGCTGCAAAATTAAAGAAAACCAACGAGGAAATCAACAAATTACAGTCGGAAATCAGTGTGGCGCAGGATGAAGTTGCTGAACTTACTAAGCAGATCGAGGAAGAGCAGTCCAAATTTACGGAGCTTCCAGAATCTGTAGATATGACAAATGATGAAGAATATCTTGCGGTTACAGCGAGAATTGCAGAACTTGAAGATAAACTGAAATCATTTGATGATGTTTCTGGAAAGAAACAGGAATTAAGAATGCAGATCAGTAATGTTATGAAACAGATTTCTAATGTGGATGCAGACATTAAGATTGCACAGGCAGCAGTCACAGAGAAAGAAAAGCGAGTATCCGAACTGAATGAAGAACTGAAAAGCCTTGGACAGGTTCAAGCTGATATTGAAAAGAACATTGACACCGTTCTTAACTTCTCAATTCAGAAGAATAAGGCACTGGCTGAGAAAATCAATCCATACTTTAAGCATTTCCAGTTCAGTTTTCTTGATTACACGATTGATGGAAATCCAGTGGAAACTTGCAAGATGATCTGTAATGGAGTGAATTACTTTGATGGTTTGAATTATTCTGACAAAATCTTGTGTGACATTGATTTGCTTAGAGGTTTACAGGCTTTGAACGGTTTGAATTTGCCGATTTTTGTTGACAACAGCGAGAGCGTAAACACAACCAGACTTCCTAGTGCTGAACAGCAAATGATTGTCCTAAGAGTGACGGATGATGATTTGAGAGTGAAAAGAATCTAAATAAAAAATCAAAAAGCATAGGTGTCGTTGCATGGCAATGAAAGTTGCCATTATACCGAAATATATGATTATAAAGAACGGAAAATCAGAGAACAAGACAATACAGAACATCTTTCATTGCTATACACAGGCACCTATGCAGAAACAGGAGGGGAAAATGCTAACAGCAACATGGGGAAAACATTTTTTCAAGGCAGATGCTACAAAATGCGCATCTGAAATCATGGAAATTTGCGATCAGATGGAATCTGCTACACCACAGCAGATTCTTGAGAAAGCAAGGGACGAAAGTACAGAATTACATAAGTGCTTTACATGGGATGATTCCATAGCAGCTGAAAAATACAGAATCCACGAAGCCAGACAGATAGTTTGTCAGTTAAAAATCGTGGAACAGGATATTGATAACAAGTCAAAGCCGACAGCAATTCGAGTGTTTTACAAGACAGATGGGAAAAGCGGATACAAGCCAACACAGCTTATTTTGAAGCAGCCAGATGAATACGAAGCACTTTTAGAGCGCTGTCGGAATGAACTTCTTTCAGTAAAGCAGAAATACCAGAATATTTCTGAATACGAAGAAGTTTGGGAACTGATTAGTTAAACATAAATGCCGCTACTGTGCTGATATGCCTACAGGAGTAGGAAGAAATCAAACTATATTATGGCACATTATATTGCTAAATAGGACAATACATAATATCACAGAGCAAAGCAAAACACCTTATTCTTGTAGGGACATGAGTGCAGTAGCGGCGAAATTACTACGTTGATATGCCTGTAAAATAGGCAAAAGAAGTAAAGTACAGGAAAAAGCAGAACACAACACGACATCACAGGATAGTTCGAAACAGAATATTCGCTTGATTTTACAGGTTTATGAGCGTAGGAAACCACAGCATTTATCAGTCTGCATAAGCGGATAGCATAGTACATTAAAAAACAGGAAAACAAAAGACAATATAATAAACTACATCAAAATTATTCTCACTTATGCAGAGTGACAAGTGTTGTGAATACTTACTATAGGACAAAAATTCTTACAACAGGAAATAATAGCACAGAATAATACAACACAGTACTTAACGGATGGGCTGTTTTACAGGCGGTATAACCGTCATCATAAGATAGAATATTAAAAAACACCACATGATAGCACATTATAAGATATTACAATTTATCATGACTTTTATATCGCTTATAAAGCGGCTCATCCAAACAAATTGAATTTTGAGTATGTAGCATGAAGATGCTATGCCAAATAAAAACAAAGAACACAGCAAGATAGAAAATTAAAGTACAGCACATTCGTGTTACATACTGAGCATTCAACTCAACCAGATGTATTTAACTGGCAGTAGAATCTGCCAAGAATAGGAAAGCTAACTACAGTGCAAGCAAAATATAGGATAGCATATTACAGAAAAATACAGGACACTATAAGACATTTTCTATTGTCAGTTAAGCATATCTGAAATTTACGCAAAGATTTAAGCGGATTACTTTCGCAATACATTACAGGATAGCACAGTACAATACGGCATACGAAAATACATAACACAACATTATATTTATATTAAACTATTGTGGATTAATCTGCTTGAATGTTTGCGCAAACAGAAACTATAAAAACTATTAAAAAATCGGAGGAAAAGAATTATGGAAACTAAAAAAGAAGAAAGAATTCAGTTACAGGCAATCAACGTTAAGCACGCAACAGTCACAATCATCGGAGACGGAGACTTAGTTCTCAATAAGATGAATGACGTGACCGCAAGAGAACTGATTGATCAGAGAAAAGACAAGGCAAAGAACCTTGAAAAAGCAAATGTATGGGAAGAAATCATTACATCAATTCACTGGTACAATGGAAAACCTACAGATTTCTCAGAAAAAGGCCTTATTGATGCACTCACCAACAATGCACCTTGCATTACAGCATTCGGGTTATTGAAATGTTTTTGCGATGCTGTTGTAAGAAATGGGGTTGATACATATAGTACAAAGTTCAAAGCTGGAGTAAATATTATCGCCAAAGGAGGTTTAATACCGATTAAGTTTGCTGAGCATTACATTGACGAAAAACTAATGTCACCAAAGAAAGGAAAACCTGTTCTTGTACATTTAAACAGATTTACCGGATGGTCAGCAGAAATCGAACTTGCATATGTAGATAATATTTATTCCATTGAGCAGATCGTTAATATTATTCAGCTTGCAGGATTTGGATGTGGCATCGGGTCTGGCAGAACAAGCGGTTATGGAAGATTCCACGTAGAGTAAATAAAAAATCGGTGGCATATGAATCCGGGTGAATGCCCGGAAAGCACAACAGGGAAAAATAAAACAGTTAATGAAAGAACAGGAAATTACAATTCAACATAGGACAAATTATTTCATCCTGTTTCATATGCCACTGAGCATATAAATAAAGAAAAGGAGAATTAAAATGGCAGAAAACACACAAGTAGCAACATTTAACACACAGCTTTCCTACTATACAAATCGGTATGTTGATTTAATGGAAAGAGATTTGACTTCAAGAGGAATGGAATTTGATTCCTACTCAAAAGATTGCGTAGTAGCGGCAATGGGATCTATTTTCCAGATGGTGCATGAGAGCGGAGTAAGTTTTGAGGCAATAAATGGCTCCAACCTTAAATTCATTCTGAGCAAAGTAGCAGCATTGAAACTGAATGCAAATGCACAGCCGAGAGAGTGTTATTTCCAGATCAGAAACGTAAACGTAGCAGGAAAAGGGAAACCAGCTCAATGGGAGAAGAAGATTGAATTTGCTATTGAGGGTGATGGAAATGACAGCCTTGTTAGCAGATATGGTGTAAATGTAGAAAAAGTATTCCCATACTGGAAAGTCAGAGAAGGTGATGAGTATATTCCACCAAGACATAAAGGTGTAGAAATCACACCGCCAGAATGGGAAGAATCTGGAATTGGAAAAGTTGTTCGTGTAGTATATCCAATTCAATATAAAGATGGACACATTGAGTATCATTCCTGTGAGAGAGCAGATGTTTTAAAGAATCTTGCGGCACATATCAAAAATAACCTCCAGAATGAAACTTTTGGAATTTGTGCTGACAGATATAAAGCTACAGATGCACAGAAAACTCAGATTGAAGCAAAGAAAAAAGAGGTTATGAAAAAAGTTTCCGAGATTGGAGAATTAGAAGCAATTATTGATTGCGAGGAATTAAGACCATATATCTCACCCTCTTATTACGAAACGCAATCCAAAGAATCTATGCTTATTCGTAAAATGCGAAATAATATTATGAAGTCAATTCCTAAGAAATGGGATAATCCAGTGCAGGCTTATGAATATAACATGATGGATGCTACGTACAGGGAAGTGCAGGAAGAAATCGAACAGAATGCCAATGCAGAAGAATTCATTCCACAACCAGCGGCAATCGAAGAACAGCCTAAACAGCCAACAGTCGCAGAAGTTGTAAAAACAGCAGAGAAAGAGCCAGTCTCGGCAGCAGAGCCAGTGGAAACAGAGATTCCGTCATTTATGAGCCAGGAGGAAATGTAGGATGGAAACTTCCACAATTGTGCTTATTGTTTTGCTTTTAGTAGCACTTTTGGGATGGATAGTAACTTTTATTCGAAAAAATGAATACAATCGAACCAATTTAATTATTCTTTTAAATGTTATTACATATGTGGTACTCATTATAATCCGACTTACAATGTAAAAGGAGAGCCAAAATGAAGCATAAATGTATTAAGACAGCAGTATTAATCACAGGGATTACAGCAATCACAATGTTTAGCGGTTGTTCTTCCTGTAGCAGATCATTAAAATCACTGTCTAGTGATATTGACGGTGGTCTGAACCGTACCGTAACTGTTTACGATTACAATGGCGGTAAAATCAAGTCCTGGTCTGGGAAGTTCGATGTTTCCGAATCTGAAAATGAAGTTTATTTTGACGATTCGGACGGAAAGCGAGTTATTATCCACGGCGGTATTGTTGTGAATGAAGAAAACTGATTTAAAGGAATATTTAGAAATAGAGGTGATAATAAATGTTCATGCGAGTAGTAAACACAGGAAGCACCCACGGAAACTGCTATGTTCTGAAATCGAACAGCGGAGAAATGCTTCTTCTGGACTGCGGATGCAGATACAAAGACATTCTGAAAGCTATTGATTACAGAACAAGTGATGTTTCTGGCGTGCTTCTTACCCATGAACACGGTTGAGTGATCACCGTGAATCATTTAAAAATCTGATGAATTTAGGTATTCAGATTTACACCAATGATGAAACTGTGGAACATCTGCAAATCATCACTGGCGAATTAATGAAAGGCGTTCCAGAAAAAAGACCATTTCGGGTTGGCTCGTTTACAGTAATACCGTTCTATTTGCCGCATACTACAAGGGATAAGGACACAGGGCAACTTATTTCATGTTTCAATTATGGGTATATCGTGGAACATGAAGAGATGGGAAAGCTGTTGTACATGACAGACTTTGAATTTTGCCGATACAATTTCAAGGCAATGCGACTGAATCACTTAGTTATTGAGTGCAACTATTGTAAAGAATTGGTTGACAAAACAGCTGAAAATTACACGCACAGGCTTAAAGGGCATTGTTCCTTAGATACTTGCAAAAGCTTGGTGAATACAAACCATACGGCAGCATTACGGACAGTAACATTGGTGCATTTGAGTAATGAAACAGCTGACCCGGAACAGATTTTGAAAGAGATAAAAGAAGCAGTGGTTTGGGATGATGCCCTGGTGCAGATTGCCAGACCTGGACTTGAAGTTAATTTGGACTTATGTCCGTTTTGAAAGGAGAAATAGATGGTATCAATTGAATTAAAAGATTGGAAAGAAGTAACAAAAGGAATTTATGTAAATCCAATTTCTGCAAATGCAGCTTATGAAATTCATATTAAATACTGGGACATGAAAACAGATATTCTTTCTGCAAATGCCGAACTTTATATAGTGAGAGATTGGCATGAAAAAGACGGAAGAAACATCAGAGAAAGAGAAATACTGCTTGATTATGCATCTGTTATGGATTGTATTTGGAAAGCAGTTGAAGATGATAAGGAAAACAATTCGACTGAATAATTGAAAGGAGAAAATTAATGCCAAAAAAATTTAGAAACTATGTAATTAAAGGACAGGAGCATGTAGACCGTAAAGCAGGAAAAACAATTCCTTCAACTAGTGCATGGCGCTCAGTAAGAGATATGCTTCCAGAAGCTCCAACTGATGATACCGCATGTTTGTATTATGTAAAGCTGAAAAACTCTGAAAGAATCATCATGCTTGCATATACTGGAAATGGCGAATGGACTGACACAGAAGGAAAAGAATACAAAGGTATAGAGACATGGCTTGAATATATGCCAAAAGAACATCCGATAGTCGAAAGAAAAACTTTCTTAAATGAAGATATTTTGAAAGCTATTGTTTCTGATTATATGGAAAAAACTGAAGGAGTTACGGTTAATACAAATAATGTATTTTTTAAAGTAGGAAGAAAATCTGTCGGCTATGGAATGAGTGAACATGAGGAATTGGTATTTATTGGATGTGATGTGATAGCTATAGGGGAGGGAAATTGAAAATGAGCGTATTCAGTGTACCAGTAACGATTGGTGTTAATGAGGAAGAAATTGCCAAGGAAATCCGTAAAAATGTTGAGGACAGGGTAGTTGAAAAAATTACTAAAGAAATCAAAGGAGTTATTTATAAAAAAGAGTTATATGGTAGTAGAGAAACCAATGAGCCGCTGTGTAGGATGATACATTCTCATATTTCCGAGATACTAGAAAAGAATGAAAGCGTGATCGTACAGGAAGCGGCAAAAGCCTTGGCAGATAAGATGATTAAAACCAAGGCTGTGAAAGAAGCGATAAAAGAAACTGTCGAGAAAGTTAAGGAGGATTAACCAATGAAAATCTTCTTAAAAACACTTAACAAACTGAAAAAGCCAGAACCTTCCGAACAGGAATGTAAGTACGACAAAGGTTGGAATGACGCAATCAAGAAAGTTGAAGAACTGATCTGTTCCTACAGTCCTGCGGATATGTGGATTCCAACAGATGTGAAGTTACCGCCAGAGCCAGATGTGAGAGAAAGCCCAGAAGATAAGATAAAATACAACGTTACCATAAAAGACGCCGAGTTACCAACAACCCTTACATATTTAGGCGGTGGAAGATGGGGCATGGTAGAAGAACACGGAATTGCATATTACCCAGTCATTGCATGGCAACCAATGCCACCAGTATACAAACCAGGGAGGTAACACCATTGGAAATAACAATCGGAATCGGCACAGATGAAATTAAAGAAATCATCATGGAGCATATCAAAACAAAAGGATTCAACGTAACAGAAGATGATATTTCCTTTGTTATCGGGAAAGAAGAAACTGTAACAGGAAATACAAAGAAAATCAAACACGCACTTATTAGATGCGACATTCAGATTGAGAGGTGATTGTATGGGATTTAATGTAGTTGTATTATCCGGGCGGCTGACAGCTGACCCGGAAATACGAATGGGAACTAACGACACTAAGATTGCCAGATACACATTGGCGGTTGATAGAGAAAAAAGAAAGAACACAGAGCGTAAAGCCGACTTTATACCATGCGTAGCACTTGGAAAGAATGCAGAATTTGTTGAGAAATTTCTGAAAAAAGGAATGAAAATTAATATTAGAGGGAAATGGCAGACTGGAAGTTATACGAACCAAAATGGTGAAAAAATATACACAAATGACTGTTTTGTGGAATCACATGATTTTGCAGAAAACAAAGGTCAGACAGAGAATCCACAGAAACCAGATACACGACCAGTACCGCCGCCGGAACCTAGTTTCATGGATGTGCCAGATTTAGGCAGTATGGAAGATGAATTTCCGTTTAGTTAGGAGTGATGAAATGGTACAAACAGGACAGATTATTTATTTTAGCAATCAGAAAATGATGTGCTTTGATGTTGAATCTATTGAGGATATTACTGAACCGCCAGAACAAATAGAAACTACATCGGTTTATGGCGAGACAAGAACGTATGCGCCGGCAATAATGAATCCAACAACTCTTTACGTTACTGGAAAGGAACTTGTAAAACTTGATCCAACAACCATGAAACGCATTGCCAGATACAATCTTGAAGAAGAGAATAAATCTCTTTTAGAAGAAATCGCAGAAAGAAAAAAGGTTATTGATGATCTTGAACAGAAAGAACAGGTTTTGCGTGACAGGTTCAGAAAGGCAATAGCTGCATTCAAAGAAATCATGGAAAATGGTTACTATGATGAGGGCGAAGATGAATACGAGAGTGAATGGGAGTGATTAAATGAAACCAGTTTTAGAAACAAAGTCTACATACAAAGGTTATCCATATGTGGTTCTGTTTATGCCAGGAGCATACAGATGCGGATATGTTGGTATACCTTACAGCCATAAGTTAGCAAAGAAAAGTGTTGATGATTTAGGTTATCTTGACTGTCATGGTGGAGTTACTTATTCAGAACCATTTCTACACGATTGTGACGATGATGATACATGGTGGATTGGATTTGACTGCGCTCATTGTTTCGATGGTTATGATATTGAGATAGCAGAACAGTATTTCGGGGAAGAACCAGACTTCAAAAAAATGCTTAAAATAATGGGAGATTACTGGCGAGAATTAAACAAAAATCCAGATTGCAAAATTCACTCACTTGCTTATGTCAAAGCTGAGTGCAAAAAACTCATTGACCAGATTGAAAAGGAGTGATTCTGGGTGGATTATAAAAAGCTTAGACAGGCAAAAGCTATTGAAACAACGAATCGAAAAAGACTCATGAAGATCAATCCAAAGCTTGATGATGGGAGCGGAATATATTTTTTAACCAGAACTGATGAAAACGAAATCTCATACTTTTATATAGGTCAGGCAGTACATATAATTCAGAGGATGTGCTCACACCTTACTGGGTATCAGCACATAGACCTATCAATTAAGAAAAGAGGATTTTACAGCGGAGAAAATCCTTTTGGGTGGAAAATAAATTTTATCCATTATCCTGTCGAACAGCTTGATAAAATGGAACAATACTGGATATTAGAGTATACCAAAAAAGGATATCAATGCAGATATAATAAAACCTCTGGGAGCCAAGGGGAAGGGAAAGAAAAAATCAATGAATTTCGTCCAGCAAAAGGATATAGAGATGGAATCCAACAGGGGAAAATAACCCTTGCAAGAGAACTAAAACACATCATTGATATCCATTTAAACGTATCAATCAGACCAGAAAAAGCAAATAACAAAGTATCTATTAAGGCGTTGGAAAAATTTAACGACTTACTCAACGAAGAAAACTATCACTGATTCTAACACACCAGTAGTTCTACTGGCTAAATTCCAAAGATAAAAAATAAAAAAATGAATAGAGGTGAGTTTTGTGTCAGAAAACACAAACGAATGTGTAATTGAGTGGATTCCCGGAAGAGATTATGTAGGACTTACTGCTAAGAATGGGAGTACCTGGAAGAACAGATGTGAGGAATTAGAAAAGGAATTTCCAGACGATGTAAAAATTCTTGCCAGAAATAATGATGGATCTATTTTCGCTCACTTGCCGTATTCCTACATTAAAATCAATCCACCGAGAAAATATTCCGATGAAACAAAGAAGAAAGCTGCGGAAAGATTAAATAAAATGCGTGAAGAAAAAAGCAATACTGCGGAAGAAGAGCCGTTTTGCGTATGAATTACCGTCAGAGGAAATATAATGAAGGACAATCTGCCAGAAACGATATTTACAGATTTTTGGTGAAGTATTTTGAGAAACATGGATATATGCCTTCTTATGAAGAAATTATGGATGGAACAGGCCTTACAAAGTGTACCGTCCAAAGACATATGCGGCAATTGGAGATGGATTCTCTGATTGCCACAGAACATCCGGGAATATCGAGAGCATACCGTTTGACGGAATACAGATGTGAAAGGAAAAAGCATGGGAAGTAAATTAAAGATGAAAGCGCCAAAGAAAAATAGGGTGTTGGAATGCGATAATCAAATGTCACAGGCATTCGCCAGAGCCATGCAGAACTCACGTAAAGAGTTGGAAATCATGCAAGATCAAGCCTATAACGATGGATTCAATACTGGTGATGACTGGGCGAATACGATCAATTCCGTAACTATGATGTTGGCATTAAGAAAACTGCATGGATTTTCAACCAAAAGGCTTTTAGACGTAATCAATTGTGCAAATGAGTTTGTGGGACAAGCGAACCGTGGCGAAAGAAGCTTTATGAGCATGATTGAGGAATTGGAATCTGAAACAGATGTAAGAATCCCAGATTTGAATAAAGAATTGGTTAGAAGATTTGGAGTGTAAATATTATGGATTTAGAACAAAAAGCAATTGAAAGAATCCGGCTTGCGTCTGATCTCTCGTTGAAACATTATAACAAACCACTTGTATGTGAGTATTCCGGCGGAAAGGATTCAGATGTGCTTCTTGAACTATTCAGAATGTCTGGAATCCCGTTTGAAGTACATAACTCACATACCACTGTTGATGCACCGCAGACAGTAAGGCATATCAAGAATACGTTTTCTGAATTGACGGACAAAGGCATCAAATGCGAGATTGATTATCATGTGCAGGAAAACGGCAACCGTCTTACAATGTGGAATCTTATTCCAAGAAAACTAATGCCACCTACCAGAATTGTTCGGTATTGCTGTTCAGAACTGAAAGAAGGTGGGAATCCTAACAGAATGATTGCAACAGGCGTTAGATGGTCTGAAAGTAGCAAGAGAAGTAATAGAAGCCCATTTGAAGTATTAGGACAGACAGCAAGCAAAAGTATCGGCGTTTCTGATGAGAAAATGCTTATAACCGATAATGATTGTACTAGAAGATTATTTGAAAATTGCCAGATGAAAGCAAAGACAGTAGTTAATCCAATTATTGACTGGACAAATCAGAATATCTGGCAGTTCATTGGCGAAAGAAATATTCAAGTATGTGATTTATATCAATGTGGATATAATCGGTTAGGCTGTCTAGGTTGTCCGCTTGCATCAAAGAAGCAGAGGGAAAAGGAAATGTACGATTTTCCAAAGTACAAGCAAGCCTATATACGTGCTTTTGACAGAATGATTGAGGAACGCAAGCGGCGCGGAAAAGATGTGAAGTGGAGCTGTGGTGAAGAAGTTTATCTATGGTGGATGCAAGATAACAACGTAGTTGGTCAGATGGAATTATCTGATTTTATTGAGTATTAAAATCATGTGCCAACTGCACAATAGCGTGTCAATTGTTTACATGAGCGAAAGGAGAAGGAGAATGAAGCAGAAAACACCGGAACAGGAATTAGAGCTGTTAAGAGAAAATCTATTACATGAGCGTGTTATCTGGGAGCGCATCAACGAAAATGGCTGTAATGATCCATTTTGGGCGGATGGCTGCAATATGAATCTAACCAGAAATCATATTCTTTCATACAGAAATGAGATTGCAAATTGTTGTGAGGAACATAATCTTCCACTTCCCGAAGAATATTTTCTAAAAGTACCGCCAGAAGTTGACGATGATTATATGGCAAGCTTTAACCAGAAAGCCCGTGTGAATAGATTGAAACAGCAGGGTAATATATTGAGCCGGAAGAAAAAGAAGTTTATTGATGATGGACAGATGGAGTTTTGTTGATTAACCATGTAGTTGCTTACATAGGGAAAGTGAGGATGGAAATGAGAAAGAATAATTATACTTCATTTTTCAAAATCAAGCCAAAGAAAGTAGAGAGATACATTCGTTGCAGAAAATGCGGTGGAAACATGGAATGGGTCGAATATTATCCACCGGAAATCAAATGCCCGAAGTGCGGATATACGGTATATCCAAAACCTTATGAGCCAGATTGTATCAAACTGCCAGAAACATTTGAAGAATATTATGAATTATACGAGAAAGTGAGGACGCAAAATGTTAATCAGAAGCCAGGATAAAACAGCATTGGTAAAAGCTTGAAAACATTGTAGTTAATCTAAAACTCCCAGATTCATTGAAGGTTATATGTTGGAGTTTGCAGGATGCACAGAGAAATGGAGGATATCTTATTTTAGGAAAATATTCCACCAAAGAAAAAGCCATGAAAGTACTGGATATGATTCAGGAAGCATATGGAGATTCAGAATACACAAAATATGTAATTCCAGAAGTATGTAGGATATTAAGTATGAAGCCAAAAACGGAAGAAAACAAAGCACATGCGGGAGAACTTGGAGAAATGCTCAAAAATGGAATGACGTTCCAGATGCCAGAGGATAGTGAGGTAGAAGCATGAAGTACAGAAAGAAGCCAGTTGTAATTGATGCAGTACAGTGGACTGGTACAAATCATCGAGAAATGTTCGATTTTCTGACGGACTATCAGTGTACGGACCAGTACATTCCGGCAGAAGGTAAGAATTTCTATATTGACCATCGGAAGGTTCCGGGCGGATTAGTAATCAAAACGCTAGAGGGTGAACATCTGGCAAATATTGGTGATTATATCATCCGTGGTGTTCACGGTGAATTTTATCCGTGTAAGCCAGATATATTCAGAGAAACTTATGAGGATGTGGAAGAATGAAAAGATCTGAAACAACAAAATTTCTTAGTCAATTGCTGGAAAAAAGCTGTTTTTCTGGCCCAGGTAAATACTGGGATATAGATGGCTCGTGTGGAAGCATGATTAAATACTGCGATATGAGTGCAGGAGAACTGTTTGGAAAAGTGTTATGGGACAGCACTATTAAGAAATCAGATATTGATATCTACGGCTGTGATGCGAACCTTTCTGCTGGTCAATGCCACTGACCAAAGATTATATCGACAGGTGCGAAATGGAAGTAGTTGGCAACATTTTCGACAATAAAGAACTATTACAGGAGGAAACAGAATAAGAGGGAAAAATGGAAAAATGTTTATTTAGCAGCAATTCCGATCAATGGGCTACAACTAAATATATTTTCGATGAATTAAACAAAGAGTTTGATTTCACGCTAGACCCATGCGCGGACGCAAAAAACCATAAATGCGAGAAATTTTTTACTAAAAATGAAAATGGTCTTATACAGGACTGGGGGGGGGATGCGAGTGTTTTGCAACCCGCCTTACGGAAGAGAAATATATCAATGGGTTGAAAAGAGCTATCAGGAAGGACATAAAGAGAATACGCTCGTTGTTTTACTGGTTCCGGCAAGGACAGATACGAAATGGTTTCAAGATTTTGTATATCACAGATCGGAAATTAGATTTTTGAAAGGAAGGTTAAAATTCGGAGGCAGCAAGAATAGTGCACCGTTTCCGTCAATGATAGTAATTTTTAGAGGACCTAAAATGTAAGCACAGGGAGGAATCAGATGAGTAGACTGATAGATGCAGACGAATTAATTAAATACATCAAAATTTGGGAAATTGGAACAAGTGTTAGTTCTGGCCAGAAGGAGTTTATTGATTGTGTTAATAAACAGCCAACGGCATTTGATGTGGATAAGGTTGTTCAGCAATTAGAAAAACGGAGTACATTAGCAAAACCTGTGGGATGGACAAAATCTTATGAAATCGTAATTTTGAATGATGCTTTGGAGATTGTGAAAGGCGGTGGAGTTGAATGAGCAAATCAGTATTAGTGATGGAAACACCAGAGAATTGCTATGTTTGCCCGTTCGGAACTGCATACTGTAGCGCTCTTGAATATGAGGGTTTGTGTGAATTAGCTGACTGTTTAGATTGCGATGTAATTCTGATGACAGAAGAACATTATGATTGTGAAAGTAAATCAAGACCAGACTGGTGTCCGCTTATGGATTTGCCAGAAAAAGACAATGGAGATTATCCAGCCAATACGTCTGATGCTGGCTTTGCAGAAGGATGGAACCAGTGTATTGATGAGATTACAGGAGGAAATTTTGATGATTGATTTAACAGGAAAAAGCGTATTTGTAAGAACACAGGAAGAATATTTGAGTGTTCTGAAAATAGCAAGGTTTCAGGGATTCAAATGGGCGAGAGAAAACCATTTAAACCATATTGAAATTCCATTTCCAAACATATTGATTTTTTACGATAATAAGATCGCTACTTACAGCTTTGAAAAGGAATTGCTTGAAGCATCCAAAATCGTCGAAGATGAAAAAAAAATCAAGGATGCAGTAAAACTTGTCAGAACGTTCGCTAAATACCCAGATAGAACAACTTTGACGGACTCATTTATTAAGTCCTTGAAGCTACTTGCAGATACCGTAGAAAGTCAGATGGAAGAGGTGAAGTAGATGACTGATGAAATTTTCGGTCTTATGGAATGCTTCCCCGGGAGCTACATAAACAGATTTGGGGAAATAATTCTTTCCGAAAAAGGAAACGTATATTTCACAGCAAAGAATTGTACCGATAAAGAAGATATTATCTGCAAGCTACTTGAATGGTGTTCAAGGCCAATGGCAAAAGGAGAGCCGTACAGTTCGCACAAAAGAAATAATGAATGGAGAGAACAACTGATATCAAGCCTTAACAGATATCTGGGTACAAACTTTGACCAAGAGGATATGTACTGGATTTACGATCAACTTGGAAATGCTGTAAATCATAAACTGACATTAAGGTTCATTAGAAGTGATTTCAATATGGCAATTATATATCAAGAAGCAAAGGGGGGCAGAATGATGGAAAAGATAACACTTGACGATATGATAAAGGCACTTAAATGCGTTGCCAGCCAAGATGTCGAGGGTGATTGCTATGCAGATCACGAAAACTTCATGCATATGGACGATGACGAGCATAAACGCATTGTTTGCGGAACCGGAGAAAATTTAAAAGATTACATCAGTGGAAAAGAAGCAGTGGCATGTCCGTATAACCAGAATGAATATGGTTGTTGTTTTGAAGATGGGGAATTATTCTGGCTGAAAGATATTGCAGAATTACTGGAAGAACTGAAAGAGCTAAGAGCTTATAAAGAGAAAATGGAGATGCAATATCTTGATGATATTGAAAATCCTTTGGAACCATTAAAAATATCAGCAGCGTTGGAAAGCGAAATATTCAAATACAATTACAGAAAAGAAAACAAGCCCGAAGAGATAAACATACTGGATTATACAGTAATGCATGCACTGAAACATTGCCTAGAGGAGAAAACAAAGGAGGTGAAATAGATGGAGAGATTAACAAAAAGAGATTTTTCAAGAATCACATATAACGAACGCCGAAGCATTATGTGCAGTTCATATTGCGATAATTGCTCACAGGGTGCAGGAAATTGCAAAACAGTAAAGAATATGATTAAAAAACTCGCCACTTATGAAGACTTAGAAGAACAGGGCTTGCTTGTGAGATTTCCGTGTCCTATTGGCACAACTGTATGGGATATATATGGCATGGGTATTCGAAAAAACGTGGTAAGCGGAATTGAATACGGAAAAGACGGCAGATGGTTTTTATGGGCGAACGAGGATGAATGGCTTGGAGAATTGAATGTTGTGGTATTCCTCACCCGTGAAGAAGCTGAAAATAAGTTGGAGGAACTCAAAAATGAAATTTAAAGAATTTGTAAACTGGTGCAATGAAAGAGCCTGTGATGGATGTTGGGGAATGCTAGAAGCAATAGCGTGTATTAATTTAATAAATGAGATTATGAAAATCCAATTTTGGAAAAGAGAAAAAATCTGGAAAGAAAATTATGAACAGCAGGTATTGGAAGAGATTATTAATCCGATAGAGAAGAAGTTGGAGGAGCTGGGAAATGACAAGACCTGAGATTACGGCAAAATTATCAGCCATGGTTGAAAAGAAAATTAATCCGCATAATGATCCACGTATTTATTGGGCACGAGAAGTTACATTTGATTACTATACAGATCATGCAATCAGAGTGGACTACATGAAATTTGTTCCAGCAAATAATAGCGTTTCTGGAATAGAAAAAGCGGATTGCTACTGCTATGAAATTAAGTCGTCTGTTGAAGATTTCAAATCTGGACACGGGTTAAATTTCATTGGCGATTTCAACTATTTAGTTATGCCGCAAGATGTATATGCAAAAATATCTCTGGAAATTCCGTATTCTGTAGGGGTTTACATACCAGACGGAAGTGAGCTTTCATGCATCAAGAGAGCAGTGAGGAGATACAGAACAAGACCTGTATCTGAAATTCTTCTGATGATGTTCCGGTCAGCAAATAGAGATTATAGAAAAACTGCAAGGAAATTGGAGGAGATGAAGAATGCACAGTCATCAATGGATTAAATATCACTCTCGCAGAAGAGGGCATATATACAGATGTGTAATTTGTGGAAAACTTTTTGGATAGGAGATGAAGGAAAATGGATAAACCTGTTCTGGACGCTACATGTGGTTCAAGAATGATTTGGTTCAACAAAAATAATGAACTGGCTGTTTTCGTTGACAAACGCGAACTGGATAACGAAGCAATATGGACAAGCGGAGACGGAAAAGTAACAAGATATTGCAACATCCATCCAGATATTATAGCGGACTTCACATGCCTCCCGTTTGAGGATAATACATTTTACCATGTTGTGTTTGACCCACCGCATCTTATCCAAGGTGGGGACAATGCCTGGATGGTAAAGAAGTATGGAAAGCTCAACAAGGATACATGGAAACGAATGTTACATGATGGTTTTTCTGAGTGCATGCGTGTACTGAAGCCTTACGGGACATTGATTTTTAAGTGGAATGAAACACAGATTCCTGTAAAGGATGTTATTACGGCTATTGGGGCAGAACCATTGTACGACAATAGATCTGGCAAACAGGGAAAAACACATTGGATGGCATTTATTAAGGTGGATGAAAATGATGGATAATTTAGAAAATGTTTCTGCAAGAAGTGAAAAAGAAGAAAAAATTGAAAAAGAAAAAGTAACTGATTTGGAATTGGTTTTCGAGGTTTTTGACGGAAAACCGTACTATTCGATAAAATACAAAAATGTTGGTGAAGATGATTACCGCATAGGATATAGCTCATATTCTTTTGAGATTGTCTTGGCATATAAAGAAAAATATTTCGAACTGGTAGAAGAGGAAAAATCTAGCACAGAAATAAAATACAGAATTGACAGAAAAATTATATCAAACAGTATTCAACATTACGGCATGGACAATCAGAGTACCGTCTGCATGGAAGAATGTGCCGAGCTTATCCAAGCAATCAGTAAGGCGAAACGTGGAAAAATCAACCGTGATAACATGATAGAAGAAATTGCAGATGTGTTGATCTGCATCGAAATGTTAAAGCAAATGTACATGATTTCCGATGAGAAAATTAATAAGTGGATTGAGAAGAAACAGGCGAGAGAAGTAGAAAGGATGGAAAAGCATGAATAAGAAAGAAATCGCAGAGATCAAGAAGCAGTTTACGCCAGCCAATTGTGCAATCACACGTATTTGTGGTTGTTATGTGGATGCGGAGAAGAATAAGAAAACAAAGATTAAAGAAGCGTTCCTGTCTATTCCAGATGAAGAAATGTTTAAGTATTTTGACATTTTCAAGAAAACTATGTCTGGCAGACTTGGGAAAAACCTTATGAACCTTGAATTCCCATTAGCACAGGAAAAAGAAGGTGGAACACAGGAATTTCTTATGCGGATTAGAGCAAGTAAGCTTAAAGATGATAATATTTTGGATGAGTTCTACGACAAAGTGATTGAGAATTACGATTATCCAGAAAATTACTACATAGTTCTCATTCATGCGGTCTATGATATTCCAGGAAAGGCTTCTGATGGAACCAAAATGCACGATGCATCAGAAGAAATTTATGAACACATTCTGTGCAGCATTTGTCCAGTAAATCTTTCAAAGGCTGGGCTTATCTATGATGTGGCTGAAAATAACATCAAAGACAGAATTCGTGATTGGGTAGTCTCAAGACCAGAAACAGGATTCTTATTCCCTGTATTCAATGACAGAAGCACTGATATTCATGGAACCTTGTATTTCAACAAAAACACAAAGAATATTCATCCAGACTTCATCGAAAGCGTTCTTGGCACACCAATTCCACGTATACCAGGGAATGAAATCAATGTCTTTTCAGATTTTATCATGGACAATTTCGAAGGAAACACAACATTCAATTTCACGGAAAGCCTGGTTGAATCATTACAGGAAGTAAGAGAACAGAAGAAAGACAGCCCGGAGATGATAAACGTATCATGTGACGAAATGGAACAGATTTTTGGATATTGTGGAGTTCCAGACGAGAAGTTATCAGATTTCAAGGAAAACTGGGAAATGTATTTCAGTAATGAGCCTGTTGCCATTGACAATATCCATAATTCAAAAACTGCAAAAATTGTAACATCAGATGCAACAATCTGCATCCAGCCAGATAAAATTGCTCTGATTGAATTGAAAGAAATAAACGGCGTTCCATCTCTTGTAATTCCGGTAAATGGAGAACTGAAAATCAATGGAATTGAAGTCGAATTAAAATAAACACTTTTGAAAAAGCCAGGAATTGGAGAAAGGAATTTTAGAATTGGCAAATAAAAGAATGTTTACCATGAAAATTGTTGATACAGACGCTTTTCTTGATATGCCATTATCAACACAATGCCTTTATTTTCATTTAAATATGCGAGCTGATGATGATGGATTTATTGGAAACCCAAAGAGGATTGAAAAAATAATAGGTGCAAATGATGATGATTTGAAGCTTCTGATTGCCAAGAGATTTGTTATCTTATTTGATGATGGCGTGATTGTTATTAAGCATTGGAGAATGCACAACACCCTGTCTAGAGACAGATATATAGAAACTTCATACACTGACGAAAAAAAGAAACTGCTATTGAAAGATAACGGAAGTTACTCACTGACAAATGGAAATTCTATTGATGATACCAAACTAATAGAGCGTTCAAACAGGCAGACGCAGAAAAGACGCAAAATAGACGAACAAAAGACGCACTCAGATAAAGATATAGGTTTAGATAAAGATTTAGAATTAGATTTAGATTTAGATATAGAATTAGATAAAGATAAAGAAAAAGATATAAATGATTTAATAGTATCTAAAGATACTATTCGTCAGACTGACGTCCAACGAATCATTGATGAATGGAATACTCTGGAAGAATTTGGTATTAATCCTGTAAAAAGAATGACATCAAAACGAGAACAAGCAGTGAAAGCCAGAATCCGTCAGAACCATATGGACGATATCTTAGAAGCTATTGAAAACATTCGCCATAGCAGCTTCTTACAAGGCCAGAACAAAGAAGGCTGGATGATAACTTTCGATTGGTTCTTAAAGCCCGGTAACTTTGCGAAGGTATTTGAAGGGAACTATCTTGATAAAGCCGGAAGTAAACCGCAAAGCTACATGGAGAAAATCCAAAACAGGGTAAGCGAGGTGGATAATTGGGTATGACAAGAGAAGAATGGGCGGTACTGGTAAAGGCAATGAAAGCTGTGTACACTTCCCCAGCATTTCTGCCAGATCAATATGCTTTTGATACTTGGTACGGATTACTGAAAGACCTGGATTACAAGCTTTTAAGTTTCGGATTAAAGAAATATATGCAGACGGAATGGAAAGAGCCATCAATAGCCGCATTAAGGCAATGCGCACAAAGCGTTGCACCGCAAAAGGAAGAGCTGAATGAAACAGAAGCCTGGGAAAAGGTATGCAAAGCTATTCAGAACTCTACATATAACGCAGAAACAGAGTTTGATAAGCTTCCAAAAATCATTCAGAAAGCAGTATCAAGTCCGGCACAACTTAGAGAATGGGCGGTATCTGAAAATGCAGATGGTACATGGTGGAGTGTAGTTCAATCAAATTTTCAAAGGACGTATCGGGCAGAAGTGCAAAGAGAACAAGAACGAAGAAAACTAAGTCCAGACCTTTTAAAAATTATAGATACTGCCAGATTGGGAGGTGCTGAAAATTGCCAGATAGAAAACCATGGAGAGAATTAAAAAGCACTGAAATTATAGTCTTAAAGCGGAGACAATGCTCGAAATGCGACTATTACAGCAAGAGCGAAAATGCATGGAGTACAAATGCAACCTGTGATTATATCTTGATTGAAGAACATAGCAGAGGATGTGATCCAAGGGATTGTGTTAAAAATGGTATCTTCAAGAAGAAAGCGAGAGGAAAGTCAAGAGTAAAGCGAGTGATTCTATGAGAAAGATAAGCGAAATGTATAAGCAATCTGGCGGTACAGTTTATCAGCATACCTGTTCTGATTGCAGATTCTTCTATGGTGGCAAATTTCCAAGGTGCTTGCAATACGAACTGGAAATTGATTGGAATCCAGATTATATAGCTTGCAAATTTTATAATCTGGAAGAATCTCAGATTGATGGACAGGTCAATATCTTTGATTTGTTGTAAAACGTGATAATTGTGTATTTAAAATAGCACAGAATCGTTCAAAAGAGAATAATGGTAGAAATTATAGGGCATACAAAAGATAAAGAAAAACAGCGTTTAAAACGAGATAATTATATGGAGGGACAATTAATGGAAAAAGCTATATTGTATGCCATAAACGAAAGAATGTTCTCACTTGGTCTGATAGATGAGAAAACAAGAGATAAAATTAAAGCTGAAATCAGCATTAGAAAGTAACGACAATGTATTGAGTGGATTTATATGAGGTGTTATACTTTATATGATTCCACTCCCTGTTTATTAAGGGAGAAATGCACTATGAATATTTATTATGTCAGAGAAAAATTAAGAAATTGCTCTATTTACGACATTGAACTAAATGTTGCTTATTATGCCAGGGTTTCTACTGAAAAAGTTGAACAGCAAGCATCCATTAAGCACCAGGAGGAACATTTCGAAGAACTGATACATTCTAACAACAGATGGAAGTTTGCCGGTTCTTACATTGATGATGGTATCTCTGGAATGCACGCAGATAAAAGAGAAGAATTCCAAAGAATGCTCAGAGATGCAAAGCTTGGAAAAATTGACATGATTATAACAAAAGAAATTTCAAGATTTGCGAGAAACACTCTTGATAGCATCCAATACACCAGAGAATTGTTGTCTTACGGCGTATGCGTTTGGTTCCAAAATGATGGAATTAACACTATTGATGATGATAGTGAGTTCCGACTTACTATTATGGCTGGGGTAGCGCAGGACGAAATCCGAAAACTTTCTTCAAGAGTAAAGTTTGGACACGCACAGTCGATCAAAAACGGTGTTGTTCTCGGACACAGAATGTATGGATACTCAAACAATCAAGGAAAGCTCGAACTGATTCCAGAAGAAGCAGAAATGGTTCGAATGATTTTTCAAGATTACGCTTCCGGAATATCTACGCCAAGAATCGAAAAAAAACTCTGGAATATGGGATATAGAAGTTTCAAAGGCGGTAAGATCAGTAGAGATGTCATAAAAAATATTATTCGGAATCCAAAATACAAAGGATACTATTGTGGAGGAAAAGTAAAGGTTGTCGATATGTTCACCAAGAAACAAGAATTTCTTCCGCAGTCAGAATGGATAATGTTTAAGGATGATGGTTCCAGAGTACCGCAGATCATTGATGAAACTACCTGGGAAAAGGCAAACGCATATTTAAGAGAGCGTGGAGAAGCTATAAAATCAAGAAGAACCTCTTTTAAAAACGAAAATATTTTCACTGGAAAACTTTTCTGCTCAAATGACGGAGCTCCATACTGGATGAAGCAACATTATATCAGAGGAAAAGAAGATGTTCGATGGGTATGCAGCTATAAAATAAAAAACGGAGCAGCTTCGTGTACTTCGTTTGGGCTGGCAGAATCAGAATTGAAAGAAGTAATTGCAGATTTGATTAATAAATCTTCTGAAAATATTGATAATATTTTGAAAGAATATTTTGAAATCTTACAGTCTACAATAAAAAACATCCCAGACAACAAAAGTGAAATATCACGACTTGAAAAACAGATTGACACATTGAAACAGAAACGCGAAAAAATACTGGAATATAATCTGGATGGAAAAATATCTGATGATGAATTTATTTCAAGAAATAAAGAATACGTAAAGCAGATAAAGCAGATTGAGAGCCATATTCTAGAAATCCAAAATACCAAAAGTCCAGAGCCAGTAGAAATACAATTAAGTGCTATTAAAGAACAGTTAGAAAAGTTCAAAGGTGTTACTCCACAAGAAATTAACAGGCAGATTGTCAATGAACTTTTTGAGAAAATTACCGTGGAACCGTTGGCGGCTACATGTGCAACACTGACATTTCAATTAAGGTCTGGAAGCCTTGAAAAATGGGGGTTTCCCTTGCGCCGTTCTGACGATATGATTTTCACTCTACATTCAGAACAACACAAGATATTTAGTAGGAAAACTTGCATCAAGACACAACATATGGTATTTTACAAATATAAGTACCTTTTAGCACTATAAGAGAAAAAATGGGAGTGGAATCAATGATACATACAGCTTATGACGTAATGAAAGAGTTTTTAATCACGGATGCAGACCTTGATGGTAATTACGGAATACCGAAAATTCCAAAGACCTTTATCCATCCTGGAAAAGATACTGTAGACTTTGCGGAGAGCTTCAGCCGAAAGATTAAGAACCACTGGGAACTGGATGTAAACTTCTACGTAGACGATGTGCAGTTTCAAAGATTATGGAATCAGCCAGACAAGTATATGGAGCATTTAAAATGTTTTCATGCAGTCATTATGCCAGATTTTAGCATATCGGTTGGCAAGAATGGAATGCCACTGGTAATGTGCCTGTGGAATAAATACCGCAATCATGCACTGGCTCACTACATGATCTTGAATGATATTCCGGTAATTCCGAACGTAAGCATATTACCGGAATACTGTTGGGACTGGTGCTTTGATGGGCTACCAGAGGGAAGTACAGTTTCCTGTTGCACCAATGGAAGAGTAAAGAGCAAGGCGGCACGGTTGGAATTTTGCGTTGGTTTCAAGGAGATGGAACGGAGATTGAAGCCACTGCGAGTTATCATTGTTGGAAGAATCCCGGAAGAATTAGAAACAGACACGAAGATTATAAATTTTGAAACCAGGAATCAGAAGATTAACAAGGAGAGCGTGAATGGGAACAACGACTGATAATTACCAGAGAAAGAAGAAACTTTCCAAGTCCCAAATGAAGAGAACGGAACGTTTAGAAAAATCATCCCATAGAAGATATGGAACACGAAAGAAAGAAGAATTAAATAAATTGTGAATTTTGAATCATTTGAAACTTTACTCTATAGAAATATTTGTGCAAAATTAAAATTTAAGTGGTAACTAGAAAATGCGAGATTTTTTCTGGTTGCCACTTTTTTTTCTGGATTTCTTTGATTTTCGGCTTGCAAAATGATGTTGGAATTTAAGAATCATTCACAAGTTAGTTGCAACTATTGAAGCCTTGAACAGTTGCGACTTTTCCGCCGGCACAAACAAACCATGGACAGTACTGGAAGCCGATACCATGCCGATCTGATGAAGTCTTGACGATGCCAGACACCAACGAAGCCAGCCGTAGCCCTGGCAGATCAGAACCAACAGTCAACAGATAATAGATTGTGACATCAAACAGCATATAATGCAGTGATTAAAAATGCAATAATACTCTTACAAAATAAGCCTTAAATAGCTTGTAATGTATTTATCCTATATTTTATTGACTACGATTATAAAACGCCTTAAAAGGGCAAATACAGCGTTATACAAGCATATCACAATATAGTCATATAGCCCTAATTGATATATAGCCCGGACAGTTGCGACAGATCACCGGGAGGCCCGGACAAGCTACGCACATAATCGGACAAAATGCACCAATTTACACGGTACACAAATAAAGCATAGCTGCACATAGCTATACAAGGCTATTATACATCTATAGCCACAGACAGTCAATAAACCATGCAAGACGCTAAAAAGCGTTTTAAAGGCTCATAAGCGGCTCAAAATGAAAATACTGCATAAATCACCATTAACAGCATTAAAAGCCATTTACGGCTAAAATAGCACGTTAATTGATTGACTTATGGTATTAACTTTGCAAGGTGCATCTGGCAGAATACCAAAAAACCGCTTGCACGCCGTGAACGTGCCGCAGGACTGGATACCGGGAAGCGGTGAAAACTATTTAAAAATAATGCATTTTAACTTTTTAGCCGTAAAACCATCAAGAATATCATAAATATATGTTTTCAATAAAATTGTGTGTTCACTTAAAAAATAATCTGTAAAATTTTCGAGATCGTCGCAGAATTGTTCTTGATTAAGGGAATAAAATTCATCAATCAATTTATTTTCAAGTTCTTGTGAAAATTCATCGTATAAAGAAATATTGTACTTTCCCGCAAATTGGATATATTCGCTGTCGCCAGTAAATAGAAAGTGCAGAATTTCTGTTTCTGGCCCTTCTTCATAAATATCATTAATATATTGATACAGGCTTTTATTTTCTAAAGCTTTGTTATTATCATCAAATACTTTATAATTATCAAAAAAATGCTTAATAGTTTCATTTACAATACTTTCCCATTTTTCCATTTTTAACATTATCATATAGTATTACCCCCCCTATTTTATGTTATTATATCATACGCTAAGCCAAAAATAAACAGTACAAAAACTTGCCCGGAATCTTAAGCCCCCCTATTATTCAAAAGTCATTTTTGTAACAGCAGGAAGACTGCGAAAAAATTCCCGGCGGTCGTAATCATCATTAATTTTAAATTGTTGGTCGCTTGTGGGGATGATCTCGCCGCCGATAAGCTCCATACAGGAGAGTTGTAAACAGTCTTCTTTTTTCGTTGATCTGTGCAGGGCGTACCGCATTACAGACTTTTTACCATCCCGGCGCTTTACTGGGGACATATCCCAATACACTAATTTGATAACGCCGACAGCAACAGCCGCGAAAATTTCCGTTGCTTCCTTTTCAGCTTTTTTATTGATTGCATCAACTGCGGAAAAGTCGCCGCTTTTTATGGCGGCGATTGTCTGCGCTTGCGTGGCTTTCTTGATTGTTATCATTTTAAAACCCTCCATAAGTTTTATTTGTCTTGTAACACTTGTTCCAGAAGTCAACAACGTTTTCAGCTTCTTTTTTCGTGCTGCAAATATTTGCGGAAGTAATGCCGGGGATTTGCAAAGAAAATAATAAATTGTCAGAGCTAGAGACCCGAAGAACAGACGCAAAGTTTTTATTGTTTGTGCGTGTTGAAATTGCTATGTAATGATATTTCATGCTTTAGGCCTCCATTTCTTTATGTGCTTCGTCAAAATCTTCTTCGAGATCGTCCAGTACTTCAGAAATTGCGATCCCTAATAAGTAACAACGGATTGTTACGTCTGCCCATTCTGCGCCCTTTTCAATAACATTTATGTTATTCTGTCCGAACTCGTCAAGGGCTTCTTCGAGCAAGTCCCAGTTGTGCGCTATACTTTCTTCTGCCTTGTAAGAATTGCAATAATAAGAGCCGCTTGCATTGCCTGTTACGCTGTCTTCTGTCCAAAGTTCATCATTCAATTTTTCTTCCAGTTCTTCCAAGCTGTCAAAGTCTGTGAAATTAATTTCACTATCAATATAATTTTTAACGTCTTCTTTTACTGCTTCCAGATAATTGTATTTTGTCATTGTTTTTTACCTTCGCCCCTGTTATAATGGGGTTGCCTTTCTTTTTAGTTTGGTGCCCGGTTTGGTTTGGAAGTCGACCGGGCTTTTTTTATTTTGTCCAGGAACTAGAATTTTTCAATTAATCGGTGCCGGTTCCTATGTCCTCATTGTGTTGAGTGGTTCGGGCGGTTCCGGTTGTTTGTTTCTTGTGTTCTCTGTTGATGGTTATATAATACACGATAATAGACGAATAGTCAATAAAAAATATACACGAAAATAGATGTTTTCAAGCAGCCTAAATTGTGCATGCAGTACACAATAATAGACATTGACAAAAATAGAAAAAACTATTATCATGTATTATATAAAGGAGGTTCGAGAAATGGCTAATTATGGAGCTAATGGATATATAGACTTTTCCAAACTATGGCAAATATTGGATAAAAAAGAGCTGAATAAACAGTGGCTGAAAAATAACGGAATACATTCTAATACCGTTGCAAAGTTGACTAAAAATGAAAATGTAACTTGTGAAGTTATATGCAATCTATGCAAATTGTTGAATTGTCAGCCTAGTGATATTATGGAGTATAAAAGAAAAAATACACTATAATAGACTTGTACGAAATACACAATAATAGATAATACAAGCCAAAGAAAAAGCCCCGGGATTAATTCCTAGGGCTTTAAAATACTTATTTGTGGCGGCTATGGACAGAGTACAGACCGCCGCCGAGCCTGTTAATATTTTAATAACACAGTTTTTAGCAAATTGTCAAGAAAAATATTTTTAAAATACCGCTTGACATTTTTCTAAAACTTCTTTAGGCTATCAGATAACGAGAGCTGACGGAACTCAGGAAGGGCAGAGGCTGAAAGTACACAGAATCGTTAATTAAATAACACGCATAACAAGCCAGATCACGCCGGATAGAAACTCCTGGAAGGTCTGGCTTTTATTATGCAAATCTATGAAAATGTAGCCGCCCTTATATTATATATAATTATATAACTATTCTCTGCCCTTCCTAGATTCCTAAAGCTGGAGTTTATTAAAAGATATGCTATACAGTACCGTATAATAATATATAAGATATAAATATAAATAAAGATTATAATATAATACCCCAGTTATTATTTATTAATTATTGACAAAATAGATGGTTTTATTTTATGCAAAATTAAATTTGACAAGATATTAAAAACTGTGCTAAGGTATCAGCAACAAAGAAAACAGAATATTTTTTTAATTTGAGTTTTAGAGAATGTACCCGAACACCCGGAAGCCTTCCGGGAATAAGCTTTACCCGGTGACATTCTCTTTTTTATTTGTAAATTAACGTGTTAAAGTGAGGTGATAACATGAAAGATAATACAGTAAATGTACAAGACGTAGATATCTATTTAGATAATATTAATATATATGCTGATGAATATATAAATACTGTATTATGTATATCACCAGATAGCGAAAACTATAAGAAAGAAGTATCAGATAGCTTTGTAGATATGATTTTTTATATTGCAGATCATATACAAAAGCCAAGTAATGACAATATAGAGCTATTAGATAAAATGTTTAATACTTATGTGAGATTATGCAGTAAATATCATGTATTGCCAACATTGGAGGTATTTAGTTTTTTAGTTGGGATTAATCGTACAACGTTTACTGACTGGATGAATGGAGTGTATAGAACAAACTCATCACATGGTGACACGGCTAAAAAATGGTTTGATATTTGTAAAAACTGCGCAATCAATAGATTACATAATCAGACCGGAACAAATGCGAATTTGATATTTGTTGCAAAAGCAGCCTATGGCATGGCAGAAACGGCACCAGTACAAGCAACACAACAGTACGGCGTACCACAGCAGACCGCGCAGCAGATCGCAGAGAAGCACAAAGCCGCTTTACAGCTTCCAGAGATGGAAAAGCCGGAGTTATAGCAGTAAAAATACTATATGTTGTGATTGCGAGAAAACGGATTCTATATCTAGTGATACGCAATGTTTAAATAGGGTACACCCTAAAAAGACATTTTATAAAACACTGTTTTTTGTGCAATATTACAATAGATTTTGCATAGCATTCCCTTGATTACTGCCGAAGGCCTGCGATAAACAGCGACCAGGCAAGGGCAGCGGGTCCCATGGGGCGGTGGGCTGACTTGCCAGCGTCCGCACTGGATGACCGGGAGGGGGTATATATAAAACTCTATACAGGCTGAATGAGTAGCCCGAATAAAGAACCTATTGTGTTTTGTCCTACATATATAAGGAATGATGATATGACAAAAGGGAGACCAACTACAGACCCTAAGGGAGATTCAATAAGAGTTCGAGTAAATGATGATATGAGAATGCTTCTTGAAAAGGAATCTCTTCGATCTGGAAAAAGTATTTCACAAATTATTAGAGACTTGATAATGAGTTATTTGATTTAGAAAGGAAGTCACACAGATAAGGAGGACACCCTAAAGTGCAGCCTCCCATAAAAAAAGAGAACCATTAAGGCTCTCTTTTCAGATCATTGCTATTAAATTTTACTATGATATCTGGAAATGCTTCAACAGAAATTTGACAACCAAGAAAGTCAAGGATGGCTATAAGCTCATATGCAGAAAGCGTTTCTCTGGAAAACTTGTTAGCTAGTGCTTGTGGTGAAGTTCCAAGATGTTCAGCAACTTGAATATTTGTAATTTTTTTCATTTTCATTATTTGCTTAATTTTTTGAGATACCATATAAACACCTCCTACTCACATAATAAACGCAAATGTTATAAAAATCAATTAAAATTCACTTAAACGTGTAAAAAGCTATTGAAAGCACACACATTATAGTGTATAATTGTTTTATAAAGAAACAGGAGCGTGTATATATGAAAGTAGGATATGTAAGAGTTTCAACAGCAGATCAGAACGAAGCGAGACAGATTGAAGCAATGAAAGCAGATGGTGTTGAGAAAATTTATATGGATAAAAAATCTGGGAAAGACTTCAATCGCCCAGAGTATCAGAAAATGATTGCTTCTCTTCAAAAAGGTGACATTCTGGTAATCCATTCGATTGATCGACTTGGAAGAAACTACGAAGAGATTATTGCTGAATGGAGAAAAATCACAAAAGAGATTGAAGCGGATATTATTGTACAGGATATGCCGTTACTTAATACTACAAAAAATAAAGACTTGACAGGAACATTGATCGCAGACATAGTTTTGCAGCTTCTCTCATATGTAGCGCAAAGAGAAAGAGAAAACATTAGGCAGCGTCAAAAAGAAGGTATTGAAATAGCAAAGACGCAAGGAAAATATAAAGGCCGTGCCAAAAAAGAGATAGATAAAGAACTTTTCAATGAAACTAAACGTAGCTGGCAAAGAGGGGAAATAACAAAAGTACAATTTGCCGAGATTATGGGAGTTTCAAGAAGCACGCTATATAAACTTTTAGAGGGGGATAAAGATGATTGATTTTACAAACAAATGCATTGTTACAGAAAACAATGTTGAATCAGAACAGTTGCTTAAAAAAGCAATAGCTCAAGGGTTCAACTTGCCAAAAGGCCAAAAAGCAATGGAATCGCATAGATACTTTCATTTTATTGGAAGTCCATATAAACATGTTGTAGCTCCTTATGAAATAAGTTCGAGCGATTTCAACAAGGCAGTTAGATATTCGGAGCTGTTTGGTGATGAGCAAGAAGAGCTAAGAAAAATTGTTGATTCAGCTGCAAGATGGTGCCGGGCATATGGATATGAACATTTGAATGTATATGCAAACGAAGAGCTTGAAAGTTATACTGGAAAGGCAATCGCAAAGACAACAGACAATATCATACAGCGTGCTTATGTTGAAATAAAGAAACCACGCAAACTGACTGTTTCAGAGTTGGAAGCATACTTAGGATATCCCATTGAAATTGTAAGTTGAGGTAAATGCTCATGAAACCAAACCCACAATCCGAATCCATCCGCATCCGATTTTCCGAAAAACAGAAAAAAAGGCTCCTGGAAGAGAAGAACCGAACAGACAGGAGTGTATCGGATATTGTAAGACAGGCAGTTGATGAATATTTCGGGAGGAAAAGACGTGCTTAAATTTTTCTCAAAAAATAAAAAAGGCGTTTCCGAAACAAACCAAGCATATGAAAATGTTGGACAGGAATCCCAGGAAATTCGGAAACTGGTGAAGCCAATTCACGCAAAAGCAATATTAGCTGATGGCAGATTGTATGATACTCAAACTGCCACATATGTTTGTAAATATGGAAATCTTTCTTTGTTTGTTACAAAGAACGGTAGATGGTTTGGCGCAAAATCAAAATCTGAATTAGCTGGTTATAGTGTTGATGAAAACGGAGACAGAACCGCCGAGTACAGAGCGATGTATTATGATTTGGAATGTATTGATAAAATTTTGGTGATGCAACATCTGTGGTATTGCGGCCATAATATTTACAAGAAATATTTCGGGGAGGTGGAAGAAGGATGATGAATTATTTTTTATACAGTATTGGGAATGATGTCCGTTCATGTGAAAAAGAAGAGTATATTCCAAGAGATGCTACTGGAATACTTAAAGTACAAAATGGAGAAGTATTTTCAAAGGAAAACGGAGAATGGAAAAAGTTATCCATGCTATACGCACCAATAAGTGATAACAAGGATAGTCTTCCCGAATCCCCCATTGATGTAGCGTCTATGCTTATCAATGCCACAGTAACTAACGAACTACCGACTGAGAAAATTCCACTGTCTTCATTATTGGAGCAGAAAACATGGGAAATTCCAAAATACAACATTCTACAGTTGGAAGAGATTGCGAAACACCTCCTTCTCTACTGTGAAACTAAAAGAAAGGGGCGCGAAGATGTCTTTAGTAAAAATCACAAACCCCAACCTCAATGATTGGCTCGGCACAAAATATTTCATTGATGGAAATGAAGTTCCGAGAGTAAGATCAATAAATTTCCATACCGCAGTAGATGAAATTCCAGTATTTGAGTTTGAAATGATGGCTGTTCCAGACATTGAAATGGAGTGCTTGGCACAAATTAGTGTCACTTCTCAATCAATTACTGATGCATTTTCAGTTTTAAGGCACGAACTGTTACAACATGGAGAAATTTACAATGGCTTCAAATCAAGCCTAAAATCGGCTTTAGAATCCTACAATTACTGTGGAATGCCATTTGAGCCAGAGGAAGAGATTGCAGAAAAAATTCTGGACTTCTTAATAGGGGAGGAAAAAAACAATGAATGCACTTAATGTAATTGGAGTCGCATCAAATCTTTCGTTCTTCGTAATTGTTATTGCTGGAATTTTGGCAACGCTCGAAGATACGAAAATTAATTCACCACAAATGCTTTTTTACATACTGTTAGAAATGGTGTTTGGACTGAACATATTCTTAATTTGCACGAGGTGACAAATGTATTTACCAATTCCAATTGGAATTATCCCGATTGAGTTAATCGAGAGGGTTAAATTCATAAAAGCGCCGCTTCGACTTAATCCATGTAGGCTCGGGAATGCCTACGAAAGCGATAAGTCGAGGCATCCAGAGTAGCGGAAGCTCTTATTGATGAATACGCCAGGAATTATTAAATATTTGGAAAAGAAAATTTCCCTTCTGGAAAATATTAATCAGTAAGAGCGGAAAATTCAAATACTTGTTTAGATTAATATCACGACTTCCCCGGTCTTAATGGTGCGCCGGGGTTGATGGGCTATCGCCAAATGGTAAGGCATAGGATTTTGGTTCCTATATTTGTCGGTTCGAATCCGACTAGCCCCGTTTGCAATATGATAAATATTGCAATATTTTCTTTTTTCATACAACTTTCGCTTCGGTCTTCTAGCCCAACGGGGCTGATTAAAGGGGCTTCGAATGTCCCGGAAGACCTTCTGAAATCTAAAAGCGTTTCAGAAAACCTTTGTTGTGGTTGGTGGTCAAGAACTGCAACAGTGCCAGAGATAAATCTATGGCGGGCTTATTTCTGGTATCTTAGGAAGCTTAGTTCAGCGGTAAGAGCAACGGCCTCATAAGCCGTAAGCCCTGGGTCCGAATCCCAGAGCTTCCATTTCTTCTAAATGCCATTCATCCGTAATATGGGTGGAAAAAACTTCCAGTTGAGCGTGTGGATTAGGTAAATTTATGTGCGATACGGCGTAGCTTAAATGGATCTGATTTCCCGGCTGGTATATCTCGGAGTTAAAAACATTAACGCAGCGCACGTTAATAAAAGGAGTTTTCAAGAGATACCGTCCAAAGACGCATAAAAATATCCAGTGAATCTACAGCACTAAAATTTGTAGATAGTGGAAAGCATAACACGATAAACCTATTGCTAACCCGGTTCTTCCGGGTTCCGGCAGGATAGAGAAGTGGAATCTCGCAAGGCTCATATCCTTGAGAACGGCGGTTCGAATCCGTCTCCTGCAATTCCATCTACCAGGTGTAGATAGGATATCTTACTTTAGCATAGCTATTGTTAGTTCTTGCACATAAATGCGGATGCGTTTGTGTGCATTCGTGCAGGCATATAGACGCAACTCACTAGCGATCTTGTGCAAAAACTTTTTAGAGAGATAAGACCAATGCCCGTGAGGAGTGGTAGTCGGGGATTCTAAAAAAATCATCTAGTTTAGCGTTTTATGATGAAAAAAGAAACATAGCTCAGTGGTAGAGCAATGATATTGAATATCATGTGACACAGGTTCGATTCCTGTTGTTTCTATCTGGCAAATTGCCATTGCCAGAAGTTGCATTTTCCCCCTTAAAGTTCCAGTGTTTCTCGTTGGGAGGTTTATGCCGTTCAAGTCGGCACACTGGATTTTTTTTTAACAAGAGGTGTTTATGGAAGAAAAATGTTGCAAGAATTGTAGAAAACATGATGACTTCACATGGGTTTGTTTCAATGGTGATAGCGAATATTGCGCAGACTTTACGGAACCAGAATGCTGTTGTGAGTTTTGGGAGGGAAAAGAAGATGGAAAACAAGGAGGCATAGTACCGATGAGCGAACTTTCTGAACTTATAAATAGAGGTGGTTTAATCGATGATTTTAAGATAGAAAAATCCAAAGATGAACCACCTACACAACCAATAAAGTTAGCTGATTGGCTGATTGACAGAGGATTGAAAGATGGAATTCGTCTGTATGGGAAAAATGATCTTAGAAAAATTGCAAATTACTTATTGATTTACTGTGGTGATGAAAATGATTGAAGTATGCGGTAAAGAAATAAAAGACGAATGTTCCCGTTGCGGACAGATTCTGGAATGTGAATTGTTCCGCCAGGGGCATGGCATAAAACAGGAACGTGAAAACATAACTAAAATGATTGCCTGCCAGATGAAACACAGGCAGAAAAGGGAGGAATTAGGACATGCTTAGAATTATCAGTGAAGGAAATTTAAAATTATCAAACTGTGAGAAATGCGGCGCTATTTTAATTTACGATGAAAAAGAAATAAAGCAAGAGAAAAATACTGGGCGAAATTATGTTTCCTGCGAAAATTGCAAAAACAAAATTATTCTACACACAGTTCGATATTTCGGAGGTATTGAGAATGAAATATGCAAACATGGCAGACTGGACGGAAGAACAGCTGAAGAAAGAAGTTGTTCGCCTGTCCAAAGAGTGTGAGAAAAAGCAAAATACAATATCGGATTTGAAAGATAAGCTTGATTCAGCCAATGCTCATATTATGGCTCTTACAAATGAAATGGATACTAAGAGAGCTTTAGTTTCATATATGGGCGTTGAGAATATACAAAATGATTCTTTCAAGGATGTTGATTATGAGAAGCGCCACCAGGATGATTGTATTAGAATTAATGAGTTGGCGACTACCATTGATATATTAGTTGACCGATACGCTAATTTAAGGAAAAACAAAGGGATGTGCTGATATGGGTGAAAAGGAAGAATTAAAGCATTTCTTTACATGTAATGGAAAAGTTATTGAAACAATACCAGAGATTTCAATTTCGGATGGTGCTGTTATCGAAGGTGGTATTCTTCACAAAAATGAGGATGGCACACTTTGTAGCATAGGAAAGCCGTTAAGTATTGAACTTGAATTTAAATTAAGTAATGAACTATTTTGGACACTAGTTGCCCTAAATCGAATAAACCAGAATAATTTCCGAAAAATGCATGGCATTCTGAAACGGAGGAAAATTAATGGATCAAGAAAAAACAAAAGGTTGTCCAGAATGGAGAACACAAGTACAGCAGGCACCTGCCAAAGAAATTGTTGACTTTGCAAAAGCACATCCATGCGATTATATGAGAAAATGCTTAGAGCAATATCCGTATTGGGGAAACCAATACAATGGTTTTAATAGGAAGAAATTTAAGGAGATTTTTAATGAGCATTAAATCAGCATTAGAATCCGAAGGGATAGATTTTTCTGAATACATGAACCCACCCGAGCCGTGGAATGGACAGGCATTGATACGGAATATTAACGGAACGAAATACGCCTGTTGTCCTTTTTGCCAGAAGAAAGCGCTTCTGATTAGCCCAAACACGAAGATTCAGCACTTGAAACTGAAATGTAAGGGTAGTAATTGCAAGAAAGAGTTTGAGGTGAATGTATGATATGGAACGAAGAAATATCCTTTGATGGATTCCAAAATAAGATTGATGAGTGGTACAAGGATAAAGACTTTGAACTGTGCGACCCACCTGTCAGTGCTCAGTTTGCTTTAGACTTGATCTTCAAGACATTAGTAGATGATAGAGAAGATTATCCATATCTCACAACTATGTCAGAAAACGTAGAACAGACAAATAGCATTATGCTTGATTTAATTCTTCGTAAATACAGTCGCAAATACAGAAAATACTTGAAATCAAAAAGAAAGATGGTGAGCAAATGAACAAAATCAGAAAAATATGTTGGATAATTGCGAATTTCATAATATCCAAATGGGTAGCAGATTATTTAATAGCTACAATACAAATGATGATTGAAAATCATTGGGGATTTTCTGCAGTACCATTACTGTTTATGGCAGTATTCGCAGAATGGAAAGTAATTGAAAATATTTTTACGGAATTAAAAAGATGATTTTATCAAGAAAGGATATGTATGACAAAACAAGAAGCGGTAGTAGTTGAAACCTACACAGGAATTTGTATGCTTACAGGGGATGACCGAAAACTTGCATACGAATACGCAGAAAAACTTTTAGGTCATCCGATATATACACATGAATTTCCAAAATATGCTAACAAGCTGAAAGAACTTAGTAAGCCAGATTTTATTGAAATTTGCAGAAGGTTAGGTGATTGAATGAACCCAGTATTTATATTTCTAGTGGTATGCGGAGCGGCAGTAGTATGGTTCCTGCTTTACAAATTATTTCAGCCACTAGGTAAATTATTGAACCACATTGGCAGAAATGCTATTGATGAGTTAAATAAAGACGAAAGTCAAAAAGAGGAGGATAATAAATGAAAAAAGGACTTTTAGGTGGAATTGGATTAGCTGTTGTAATCATTGCAGGACTTATATGTGTTGCAAAGTGCAGTGTGAGAGTTCCGGCTGGTTACATTGCGGTAGAGTACAAAATGAACGGAGGAATCTCTAAGAATGTACTTACACAAGGATGGCATTTGATTTCACCTACAGTAAAAACTTCACTGTATTCCGTTGGAATCGAGCAGTCTTATCTTACATCTGAGGATAAGGGCGATTCTCCAAAAGATGAAAGCTTCAAGACACCAACAGCAGATGGTAAATCGCTTCAAGTTGACCTTGAATTTTCTTATAAATTCGATCAAAATAGAGTTACCGATGTGTTTACTCAGTTCAAAGGTCAATCAGGAGAATCCGTAAAAAACACCTTTATCAAGCCTAAGATGAAAGCGTGGACGCAGGAAGTAACAGCAAAGTATCCAGTAACAGATGTTTTCGGTGATAAACGCCAGGAACTGAATGAAGCACTTGACGAATATCTTAAGCAGAAGTTTGAGCCATACGGAATTATTATTGATACAGTAAACTTTACTTCCATTTCCACTGATGATGAAACACAGGCTGCAATTCAGAAGAAAGTGAACGCTCAACAGGAGCTTGAACTTGCTAACATTGAAGCTAAAACAGCAAAAGTACAAGCTGATAAAGATAAAGAAGTTGCACTGATTGCTGCTGAACAGGAAAAGGAGAAAGCATCTATCCAAGCGGAACAGGCCAAAATTGATGCAGAAGGTAAAGCTGAAGCTATTAAGATTAAAGCAGAAGCTGAAGCAGAAGCAAATAGAAAAATCGCAGAATCTCTTACTCCCGAACTGATTGAAAAACAGAAAATTGATAAATGGAATGGTGAAGTACCAAAGATTCAAGGAGGTAACACTTCTACAATCGTAGATACAAGAGATATGACAGCTGATGAGAATGCTGAATAATAAGTAAACCAGTCAAGAGAGCCACATGAGAGCCAGACTAAATCCTAAAAAGAAAGGAGGTCTGGCTCTATTTTTATGGGAAAAATTACAGAAGGCTCGCTCGAATGGTATCGGACAGTCCTAAATCAGATTATCAGTAGTGACATGACAATCTATCAAAATCAAAAAGATTGCCTTGATTTGCTCTTAAATATGAATATTGACCTTCATTTCAACGAGAATCAAGAAGCACGGAAAATGGCTATGAAAGTAAGTCAATACTCACATAACATAGCAGAGAAGTGTGCTGCATTAACTGGAAGTGGTAATTTTGACGATATCTATTGGCAGTATTTGCTACTGGAAGCACCACATTTATTTGAAAGTTACTTGCTTTATATGGAGAAAAATAGACCGGACAGCAAGAAATTTTATATTCCACGAAAAAAAACACTACATGTGGTAGCCAAAGACCTACAAGATTTGGAAGAAAGAAAGATAGAGTTTTACGGCTTATCACTCCCAAGCCGTGTTGGAAAATCTACTATGTGTATTTTCTTTATGTCATGGATAATGGGTAAAAGACCAAATAGCCATAGTGCCATGGGTGGTCATTCTGGAAAACTGGCAAAAGGATTTTACGGAGAACTTCTTAATCTCATTAATACACAGGAATATAACTACAGTGAAATTTTTCCACAGTCGAAACTTCAAAAACAGAGTGCTGATGATTTTGAAATAAACCTGGACAAACCAGATAGATTTGCAACAATGACTTGCCGTGGTATTGAAGGAACTTGGACAGGTGCCGTTGATATTTCTTCTGATGGGTATTTGTACGTGGATGACCTTGTAAGAGATAGACAACATTCATTAAGTCCTACCCGACTAGAAAATACATATCAAGAATATCTGAATAAGATGGTTGACCGTAAGATTGATGGCGCAAGGGAGCTTATGGTTGGAACTAGATGGAATTTATACGACCCTCTCGGAAAAATCGAGAAGCTAAATCATGACAATCCAATGTATCGGTTTAGAAAAATTCCAGCTTTGAATGATGAGGGGAAATCGAATTTCGATTATGAGTATGGCGTTGGATTTTCAACAAAATATTATGTCGATATGAAAGCTAGGTTAGACGCTAACGAATGGGAAGCCAAATATCAGCAAAAGCCCTTCTTACGTGAAGGAATTGTGTTTGCAGCTGACGAATTAAGATATTATAACGGCGTTCTTCCAGAAGGTGGATTTGTTAAAAATGTTTCTGCCTGTGATGTTGCGTGGGGTGGTGGTGATAGCTTATCAATGCCAGTGGGCGCAGAATACGAAAATGGAGATGTGTATATTTATGACTGGATTTTCAGCACGGCACCAAAAGAAGGAACATTGCCATTAGTTGTTGGAAGAATCATGGGTAATAATATTCAATCCATTAATTTTGAAGCGAATAATGGTGGAGATATGTATGCCTATTATGTAAATGAACGGTTGAAGGAACATAAATACGCTTGCAGCACGACAAGTACAAAAGCGCCTTCAAAACAAGCAAAAAAAGAAAAAATAAATCAGTATTCCGGGGATGTTAAGCAGAATTTCATATTTTTGGCTCCAAAATATCAAGGCAAGCAATATCAAAAGGCTATGGATGAATTAACGACCTTTGTATATATTGGCGATAATGAGCATGATGACGCCGCAGATGGAGTTACACAGCTTGCAATAACACTTGCTGGAAAAAGATTTGCAGAAGTAAAAGCAACCAAAAATTTTATGTGGGGAAGGAGATAGAATATGATGACTGCAACTCAATATTTACGCCAGATTGAAAATTATGATAACAGAATCAAAAACAAGCTTATCGAAGAAGAACAGCTCAGTTCTCTTTCCACAAGTGTATCTGCAATTCCTGTTGGAGAAAAGGTACAAACTTCTGTAAAACGTGATCCGATGGGAGATATGGTTGCAAAGATATTTGATCTGCGAGAAGAGATTTCAAAAATGATATCCGAATTTTTACAAAAAAAACAGGAAATAGTCCGAACCATAGAACAGGTTGAAGACCCGTTGCTGTACAACATACTATTTAAGCATTATGTTGAGTACAAATCATTGGTTCGTATTGCAGATGAGATGGGATATTCTGAAATACATATTAAGAAAAAACACTTAAAAGCTTTGGCAGAAGTAAAAAAGATAAAAGGTTTTGAAAGATGATACCGAAGTATACTGAATGATACCACCAATATGTGTAAAATATAAAGTAGAGTATTGGATTGAAATATCCAGTGCTTTTTATTTTGTAGAAAGGATGGTTCGGCTCGTGAGAAATACAATGAATTTTGTGGATTTATGCCGAGGTGAGTTCGGGAGAAAAGTAGCCTACACAGGCGTTGACCGAATCACTCCACAAAATGTAGTAAAGGTAGTATCTGATACTATTGGCATACATAATAGAAATCGAACATTGATTGATTACTTGTATCGGTACATGAAAGGCGATCAGCCGATATTATACCGAAACAAAATAGTCCGTCCAGAAGTTAATAACAGAGTGGTTGAAAACCACGCATTTGAAACTGTGAAATTTAAAGCTGGGCAGATTTGCGGGGAACCAATCCAATATGTATGCAAAAAGAAAAATGCAGACAAAAAAATAAATGAGCAAGTTGACCTTCTGAATGATTATCTTGATGAAGCCAATGCAGATGCAAGAAACATCCAAAGGGCAATATACCAGAGCGCAACAGGAACTTCCTATAAGGCTATTCTGAAAGAAGAGGACTGGACAAAAAACGGAGATTTACCACCGTTTAGAATCTTCATTCCGTATCCAGGTGATTGTTACATTGTATACTCACAGAGAAATGGGAAACCAATGCTTTCCGTGCAGATTTTAAAAGATGAAGATGAACAGCAATATTATTTGTGCTATTCAAAGAACCAGTTTTTTGAAATCAAGAATGGAAAAGTAACTAACTACGGCATCAATGGTTTTGGCGGGATTCCTATTGTTGAATGCCCGAATAATCACGACAGACTTTCAGATGTTGAAATTGCAATTACCTTATTTGATGCAATCAACAAATATCAGTCTGATAGATTAAATGGTGTGGAACAGTTTGTACAAGCCTTTATGAAATTTAAAAACTGCGAGGTAGACGAAAACGAGTTTTTGAAAATGGTAAAACTTGGTGCTATCTCTGTTAAAGACACTGGAAATGGCTGTCAGTCGGATGTTGAACTTATGACCGCTGAACTGAATCAATCAGAGAGCCAGGTTGCAAAGGATGATATCTACAATAATATGCTGATTGTGGAAGCAATGCCAAACCGCCAAAGCAATAGCGGAGGAGATACAGGAAATGCCGTATACCTTCGCAATGGATGGGATTTCGCAGAGAGAGATGCAAAATTGGTAGAAGCATTCACCAAGGAAGCTGAAAAGGAATCTGCCAGAATTATTCTGAATATTATCCGTGGTACATCAAATGATGTTAATATCTCAACCAGAGATTTTGATGTAAAGATAACCAGAAACCCAACAGACAATATGCTTGTAAAAGCACAGGCTCTTGATTATCTGTTCAAAAATAAAATTCATCCGCTTATTGCGCTGATCACCTGTGGGCTATTTAGTGATCCACAAAAAGTTTACGAAATGAGCCTTCCTTATCTTGGAACAATTTATCCAGAACTGGCAGACCCGGAAGAGGAAATGAAGAAAGCACAGCAATTACTTGACGGAAAGTTTCAAAATCCGTCCAAAACAGAACCAATGGCAAATTCTACATCTAACGAAGAATGAACCAAATTTCGATTATTTAAGGAGTTTTAGAGAAATCTAAGGCTTCTTTTTTAATACCCAAAATCAAATAAATTGCAACAGCCCGTGAGCGTAAATCGGGTACAGACCATGTGCGGAGCGAACCGTGTTGAAAAAGCGTATTGGACTGGAAGAAAGGAGATTTCAATGACAAGAGAACAGGCAAAACAGGCACTTATCGGTATGGGAGTTGCAGAACCTTCCGAGGAACAGGTTTCTAAGCTTCTTGATTCTATTTCTGCTGAAACTAAGAAAGAGAAAGACAAAAATGTTTCTCTGAAGGAAAAAGCTGAAAAAGCAGATTCCCTGGAAAAAGAGTTGGAAGAGTTGAAAAAGCAGAACATGACCGAAGCAGAACGGCTAGAAGCTGAACGCAAGAAAGAAAAGGAAGCAGTGGATAAGGAGTTAGCTGATTTGAAAGCTGCGCTTGCAGAATCCAACAAAAAAGCCCTTACCAGTGAAATTACTTCTATGTTCGCAAATGCAGGACTTTCAACCGAAACATACGCGAGTGCTATTAAAGCATACGCATCTGCACCGTATGAGAAACCAGAAGATGTAATGAAAGAAGTCGAAACTTTTGTTAAGGGAGTTTCCGAAGCAAATAAAACAGCACTCGATACCGCAAAGGCAGCTTGGGAGAAAGAAGCATTAGAAAACACTCCGAATCCGGGTGGTGGTAGCGGCGGCAAACCTACAGTGAAAAGCGATGCTGCTGAATTTGCAAAAGCTTACTCAGCAAAAATGAACCAGGAAACTAAATCAGCGGACGATAACGCCCCTGTAAATATTTAAGTAAAGGAGATATAAATAATGGCTTTTATGAAAACAGAGCAGTATGAGTCCACTCCAAATATTCTCGAATCCGAGGTCGGACTTGTACTTAAAACCTACACAGCAGACCAGACAAATGCTGAAACAGTTGGAACTAAGAAAATTATTAAAGCAGGTTCCGTATATCCAACAAATGCGACAGGCGCAATCGGCATTGTATTTGAAGATGTTGATATGACAGATGATACCAAGAGACCAATTTCCGTGATTGTCGCAGGACGTGTTCTCGAAAAGAGACTTCCAGTAACAGTTGACACTACTGCAAAAACAGAGCTTGAAAAAACCGGAATTGTTTTTGTAGTCACAGAAGACCCAGCATTTTAAGGAGGTATGACAAATGCCATTTAATGTATTAGAAACAATCACAGAGGAAGAGAGACTTAATTTCTCCCAGAGTTTTGATGTAAAAAGACCTGGCATCCTTGGTACCATTTTCCCAGATACAAAAACACAGTATCTGAAAGCAGAGTATTACAGACTTATGGCTGGACAGCGACTGCCAGAGGTAGCTTTTGTTCATGCACTTGATACTGAAGCAGAAATCGGTTCCAGACCTGGATTTGAAAAGGTATTGACCGAGAAACTTTTCATCAAGAGAAAAATCAATCAGTCTGAGCGATTACAGCAAGCAATCGAAAATGGTGTTCCAGATGACAATAATCTCAAAAAATTTGTATTTGACGATGCAGCCAATCTTTTTGAGGGCGTAGTCGCAAGAGCGAATGTAATGAAAGGCCAGTTCCTTTCCACTGGTATTGTAAAAATTAAGGAAAATCATGTGGATATGAGCATTGATTACGGCGTTACATCTGATGCAAAAGTAACACTTACTGATTGGTCTAAGCCAGACGCAGATATCATGGGCGATATCTCAAAGATGGTAGCCATTGCAGAAGATAACGGATATGTGGTAAACAAAGCTCTTACTTCTCTCAAGATGATTAATTACATGCGGAACAATACTGCAATGCAGACCGCAGTTCTTGGAGCTGCAAACAAACGTCTTCTGACAAAACAGGAGCTTACAAATCTGCTTATGCAGGAGTACGGATTCACAATTGATCGTTGTGATGAAAAATATCGTTACAGAAAAGCAGACGGAACTTTGAAAACAGGAAGATACTTCAAAGAAGATGTGTTTACTTTGTATGAAGCAAATGCGAATGGTTCCTTTGGTTCCGGCCTTTGGGGCGTAACTCCAGAAGAGCTTGAATACAGACAGTTTATCCAGGAAGAGAATCGTTCCTTTGTTACTCTTTCCATGTGGGCTACACCAGACCCAGTTGCAGTATGGACAAAAGCATCCGGTATGTTTGTTCCTGTTGCACCAAAAGCTAACGGCGGTATCGTAATCGGTACCAAGGCGGGGGAATAACCGGGCATAGTCTCGATGAAAACAGCCAGTCACCATCTGTAGCAAGTGCTTATGATGAATCAACACATAAGTATACAGAAAGCGAGTTGTCTAATATGACTGTATCTCAGTTAAGACAACTCGCAAGTGATAACGGCTATGCCCTGACAGCAACTAATAAGGCTGGAATAATATCAGAGATTTTATCTCAGCAAAGGTAGGTGATTAAATGGACGAACAGCTTATAGAGGATTTGACAAATTATCTTGAAGATGATGCAGAAACTGCGAGGATGATTCCTCTTTCGGCAGAGAGGGCTATTCGTTCATTTAAGAAAAAAAGGAATTATCCTTCATCTTACAGTGATGAAAAAATAAATTCCGATATGGAAAACTGCTATGATTGCATATTTGATTTGGCTCTTTTCTTTCTGGTGAAACAGGGAGCTGAATTCCAAGGATCACATTCCGAATCTTCTGTAAACAGAAATTGGACTTCCGAAACTGAAATTTATGTAAATCATGGTGTTTTTCCATTTATCGGATTCTAAGATGGTGTGTGCGTGATACGTCAATCCTCCCACGTATCGCAGGGGTGCTTCAAGTTAGGTGGGTAGAAGCAATATCTTAAAAAATGGGAGTGATGGAAAGGAATAGCGATGGGATGTGAACACGAGTGTATCAACGAACACCGCTTGCAAGAATTGGAAAGTGCCGTCCATGAGATGAAAGAAAAGCATTCCAAAAGGGATGAAGGCTTTTTTAATCGTATCAATGCGCTAGAACAGAAAATTGCTTTATACAACAACGATCTGGGACACATCAAAGATACAGTTGACGAAATGAACGACAATTTAAAAGCACTCATGGAAAAGCCAGGAAAATTACAGGACAAAATTATTGCTTATGTCATAACTGGCATAATCGGTATTGTTTTAGGCTTTGCCCTTAAAGGCATTTTCCCGGTGTAATATTGATTCCACTACAGGGAGGACAGTGGAATGGATGATTATAAAGACTTTTCAGAAGATGAAAGAATCTTCTATTTGCGTGAAGCTGGATTTGATTCCAGAGAAAAAGAGTTATTCAGATTGCGTGTTTACGAAGAAAAAACACTTGCAGAAGCTTCAGAAATCATGGGCTACAGCACAAGAACAGTAGACCGCATAAACAGAAAATTAAAGAAGAAAATTATGAAAGTCGCCCCGATGTATTGTCGGGGCTTTTCTTTGTATTCATAAAACGTGGCGTATTTATGGCGTTATCGTGGCGTGTTAATCAACCTCTTATTATTGTAAAATATAGTTATAAAAACAAGGGAGGTTTGAGATATGCAGTATGGTAATCCGTATTTTGCGCAACCATTTCAACAAATACAGCCGTATCAAGATAGATTAGCACAATTGCAGAATAGTTATCAGCAGGCAATGCCATACGGACAGGCACAAATTCAACAACCAATGCCACAAGTACCACAAATTCCCATGTTACAAGGGCAGATGGTAGATGGCATTGATACTGTAAAGGCAAAAGACGTAGATATGTCTGGAAACCCTGTTTATTATCCAAAAACAGATGGAACAGAAATATATAGAAAACAATTACAGGCAGATGGAAGAAGTAGAATTTTTGTTTACCGACTTATAAATCCGGAAGAACAACAGCAACCAAAGGCAGAAGAAAAACCGATTGACATAGAAGCTATGTTTAATCAGCTTCGAAACGATGTTTGTTCTGAGATTTCCGAAATAAAGAGTATGTTTCCGACACAAATGTCGGGAACACCGGAACCCAAGCAGAATGGAGGTAAACAGAGATGATGAATCCAATGCAACTTATGCAGATGATACGTGGTGGAGGGAATCCTCAACAAGCCATAATCAATATGATGAAACAACAGTCTGGAAATAATCCTGTAATTGACAATGCAATTAACATGATGGAAAAAGGTGATAATGCAGGAATTGAAAAACTTGCAAGAAATCTTTGCCAAGAAAAAGGGATTAATCCTGATGATATGTTATCGCAGGTTAAGAATCAGTTTGGAATAAAATAAATTCGCTACAATAATTAAAAGAGCCGCGGTCTTTTGATTTTGTATAAATTACAAAAATCAATAAGGAGGTAATCGCTATGATGAATGGTGGATTATCAGCAAGCGATGTCGCTGTATTAAGCGGCTCTAATAACCGTGCAGATGAAGGCTATGGCTTTGGCGGTGGCTGGGCATGGTGGATTATAATATTGCTTATCTTTGGCTGGGGCGGTTTCGGCGGCTTTGGTGGCTGGGGTGGCAATGGTACAAATGGTGCCGGCTTCCAAGGATGGGCTACCCGTTCAGATATTAATGAGGAATTCGCCCTTAATGATATTCAAAATGGTATCAGAGGTATTCAGCAGGGTATCTGTGACAGCACATATTCTCTTAACAATACCATGCAGAGTGGCTTTAATGGTATGAATGTCGGAATGCTTCAAGGCTTCAACGGCGTTCAGCAGGCAATCAATGCTGATACTGTAGCCGGTATGCAGAATACCAATGCATTACAGTCTCAGTTAGCAAATTGTTGCTGCGAAACAAGAGAAGCAATCCAGGGCATCAATTATAACCTTGCCACTAACACTTGTGCTCTCCAGAACACAATGAACAACAACACCAGAGATCTTCTGGAAAATCAGAACAGCAACACAAGAGCAATCCTTGACTTCCTGACTAACGATAAGATTGCAACATTACAGGCAGAGAACTCTGATCTGAAACGTGCTGCATCCCAGGATCGCCAGTCTGCATTGCTTACAACAGAGATGTACGCACAGGCTCAGAGATTAATCAATGCAATCAACCCGGCTCCGATTCCTGCATTCCAGGTTCCAGCTCCATATGCATACGCAGGATGTAATACATATGGTAACGGTTGTTGCTAAGTAACTCACCCTTAGAGGTTGACTAAATTCTAAGAGGTGGGTTGCGGCTCACCTCTTATTTTGATTGAGAGGTAGAAATATGAGTTGTAAAAATGTTTGTAAGCTCTGCAACCGTCTTGTAATAAGCCAAGCTGTTGCGTTTACAGGAGGTAATCTTGTAATCACACTCCCAGCAGGCAGTTACAACAATGGAGAGAAATATTGTATTGTTGTTGCACAAAGTATACCAGAAGCCACTACAATTACCGCCCCAGTAATGATTCAGATAGGAACAGGAACAGCCTTGTATCCGTTAGAAAATCGTTGCTGTGCACAGATTACGGCTTGTGGAATAAGAACCAGAACGAAGTACGCAACCAGAGTAGCTACAAGTGCAACTGGCGGAGTATTCAAGATGTTAGGAAATCCGGCTTGTAGTCCGAGCAACAATTTGAAAGCAATTAATGGTACAGCCCCAACGACAGAAGCACCTGTTACGCAGGCTGTTAGAAAGGGGGCACTGTAATGCATAAAGTTGCAATGGAAATGGGAAAATGGGCTATGGAAAAAGCCAAAACACATGGCTTTGATAATCTCAGTGCTCAAGATTGGGACGATCTGAAAGACTGCATGGAAGCAGTAAAATGTGCGATTTGCGCTGATAAAGATTATCGCATTGTGGAAGCTATGGATGAATGCGAACAGGAAGAAAAGTATCTTGGACGCATGGGATATGACCGTTACCGCTATTCAAATGGGCGTTTCGCTCCAAAAGGTAGGGGAACCAGAAAAGGTTATAGGCCATATCTGTACATGGAAGACGATGACTGGATGGACGAGTATTTAAACAATCCAGAGTTTGAACGTAATATGTACCGCATGGGATATCATCCAGATCGTAGTGATATGGAAAATGATGGTATGAATATGAATTGGAAGAAGTCCAGATATGGCGAATCCTATGATAGATACGATGAGAATCGTAGGCATTATCATGATTCCAAAGACACGGAATCCAAAAGAAAAATGGATGATTCCATGAAGGAGTACACATCTGATATTATCCGTAATCTCACGGAAATGTGGTCTGATGCAGATGCAACGCTCAGACAGTCAATGAAAACTGACCTGACCAGACTTGTACAGCAGATGAACTAGAGCAATAAATGAATTAAGTCCTTGTCGCAAGTAAATGCGGCAGGGGCTTTTTTCGTAGAAAGGATGGTGAGAAACCATGCTGAAACAATTCTATATGAATGGGGACTTATGGAGAGTGCGCTTTGTTTCTCCCAATGATAATGTTTTGATTGACCGTACAGGGCAAAGGACACTTGCTGTATCTGATTACTCTACAATGACAATTTCAATTGCAAGCAACTTGCATGGAGAACTTCTGAACCGTGTATTTATCCACGAATTAGGGCATTGCGTGATGTTCAGCTATGGTCTACTGCCAGAGCTTCACCGTATGATTAATAAACGATATTGGGTGGACGCAGAGGAATTTGTATGCAATATTCTAGCAGACTACGGACAGTTTGTTATTAGAACAACAAGAGATATTTTAGGAAACCAATTTACATACGTTTCGCCTGTTGGAATGGAAAGGATGATTGCATGAGAGTATTAAGATTTATTGTAAATAATCAAAGAATTTATCCAGATCCCAAGTGTGATTTCTCTGGGCTGGTAAAGGGCACGACTGGATATCTTAAAGCATTGTTTATCTTTTCTCAAGAGTGGAACGGATGTAAAATAGCTGCTTCATTTTGGAGAATGGAAAAAGAATACCCAGTAATACTGAAGAACAATCAATGTGAAATTCCGCCGGAAGCCCTTACTTGGGATTATTTTTCGGTATCTGTCACTGGCGTAAAAGATAACGGAAAATACATTATAACTACTGGTAAAACTAAAGTATCACAGAGGGGGTAGAACATGGCAACAGCACTTGATTTACTTATGAGCACAAAAGAAGATGTTAATTTGCTTTCTCAAGAATCCGATATATGCACAATTGACGCTAAGACAAGGGCTATTTTCGTGCCCTCTACAATCGTAGTTGGTGGGGTGCATTCTGACAAGAATGCAGAACGTATTAAATTTTCATGTCCAAAAATTGTAGGAGATAATCTTGATTTATCCAAATTTTCAGTCAGAATTAACTTTGAAAACGTAAGCAGTGTGGATTTTAATGTTTCTATCAAAGACCAATACATTTGTGATGATGTAGCTGTAGATGGCGAAAATGTAACTTTTTCTTGGTTGATTGGAAGAAATGCAGCAAGGTATATGGGAACGGTACGTTTTATTGTTTGCGCTGTTAAAACGGATTCCGATTCAAATATTAGTGTTGAATGGAATACCGCAATAGCGGAAGTACCAATACTAGAGGGTATCGAGATTGATCAACCACAGATAGGACAGGAAGAAAAAGATGTTATAAATCAGCTTTTGGAGCTTACTAAAAACACATCTGCGGAAGCTGTTCAAAATGTAAATTCCGTAAAAGAACAAGCTATTAAGGATATCCAGAGTGTATCACAGCCAGACACTACATTGACTATAGAAGGTGGGCTTGCAGAAGCAAAAGCAACGGGAGAAGCTATTGGTTCGCTAAAGGAAGATATAGCTACGTTCACAGGCTTAAAAAATGCAAATGGTGAGGAACTGTGGGAGAGAAAGGGCATTTGGAATGGTGATAAAGGCAATTCATCTCAACGAATTACAACCATAAATTATATAGCAGAAGATGTTGAATGCGTTGTTGCTTTAAATGGCTACGTTTTTAATTTATGGGGGTATGACGAACACAATACGTCTGTAGGGTGCTGGAACGGTAATTCGTTTGTAAATGGAAACCAAAATATTACATCTGCGGATTTGGTTTCAATTAGAAAAATGTACCCATCATACCATTTCTATTTAGTATTATGGATAAATAATGATATAGAAATAACAACAAGTGCTTATGTTAACGCTATTTTTGTAAAGGGCGTTCCAAAATGGGTTCAGTATTTAGATAATTCAGTAGAATTATTTAAAAGTTCAACGGATTTTCTTTTTTCAAGTACCTATAAAACAATTCTAAGTGATGCAAACAACGCTACAAAAGGCTATTACTATTGCTACTTTAATACATCGGAAATCGCAGACGGAAAATGCACTAAAAATTTACCCGTGTATGGTATGACATTAAGTGGATGCTTATTCTCGTTCTTAAATACACAGTTAAAAGGTGGATGCTACCAATTTTTCTTAAATTCTTCGGATAATACTTTATGGTTTAGATATAATAATGGTTCGACATGGTTAGAATGGAAGAGATTGAATAACTGTAAAAATATTGTTGAAGTGTCAATAACAGGCGAAAAAATGTTTTCATCAATAGGTAAAGCGGTTAACTACGCTTCTTCTTTCGCTACTAAATCGAACCCTGTAACCATTAAAATATACCCAGGTGTTTACAACGAAACAGTAAGCATTCAAAATAAAAATATTTCGCTTATTGGCACTAATAAAAAAGATTGCATAATAATGAATGACAAAGGTGGATATGATGATGCACCTATATTTGCAAGTGGCAATTTTTATATTTCAAATTTGACAATTAAAGCGACACATGATGGTACACCTAATTTTGTTGAAAACAGAAGGGATGATTACACCATAGGAGCTTATGGCGTACATGTTGACAACGCTGATTATTCAGACGAAACAGAAAAAAATGGTATAATTGAAAATTGTATTATATATTCAGCTCAAAACCAAGCTGTAGGAATTGGGATGGCTAAAAATTGTAAATACATTATTAGAAATTGTGAGCTAATAAATGATACGCCCGATAGAATGTATGAACTCTACAGCAGACCGCTGAAAACAGGAGCACTGGGGTGTCACAGAGGATATTTCGATGGTTCTAATTATTACCAAATCTTAGAAGTATCTAACTGTATATTAAAAGTAAATAAGGGCGTATCAATCCAACTTGGCCCTTTTACAAAAGAAGGTACTGGTATGGAGGAACATTTTTACAACAATATGCTTTGGAGTGGGACATTGGGTAAAAGTGATAGTGCAATAGGAACATACCAAGAAAAACCTTACACATCTTATGAACTATCAGAAGATTGCTATGGTAACAACGTATCAGCATTAAATAATTAACTAAATAGGGCTTTAGTTAAGCAACCAAATTTAAGAAAGAGAGGAAATATGAGAGGATTAGTCCGTCAAAAGCAAAAAGTATATTGGTCTCGAATTACTGAAAAAACGCAAGGATTAGACCGTATTAAAGTTTATGAGAAACCAGTTCTATACTCTTTTTCTGTATCATCTACAGCCGGAACACCAGAAGAAATTGCAGCCGGAATAGTGCCAGATTATGATAGGTACATTACAAGCTTTAATCGAAATTTTCATCCACAGGAAGCGGACATATTTTGGATAGATAGAATTCCACAAATAAGCGAGGACGGAAGCCTTATTTTGAACAAAGATGGCGAACCTACAGTATTGCCAGACTACACACTAAAGAAGATTTTAGACACTCAAAAAGGCAATATTGCCAGATATGGAATTTCCAAGAGAGGGAATGAAGATGGGTAAGACGATAAAGTGTACCTTATCGCAGAAATCAATTCGTAATGCAATTAATGAATTAAAGGCATACCAGAAAGATTTACAAAGAAAGAACGAGCTTTTTGTTAAGAGATTGTGCGAAGAGGGATTACAAGTAATTCAGACCACAATGGAATCCATCCCGGACGAAGAGAAAGGTTCATACTACACCGAGATAATCTATAATAAGAACGGTGACATTACAGGTGCATCTGTTAGGCTGTCTGGTGATAAAGTGTTATTCATTGAATTTTCAGCTGGTATCACATATGGTTCAAACAATTACCCTCTGCCATCTGGTTCTGAATACGGAGTAGGTACATACCCCGGACAAACCCATGCGTTTTCACCTTATGGATGGTGGTATACGGACGAAAGAAGTGGAGAAACACGCCATTCATATGGAAATAGAGCGTACATGCCTATGTATCACGCAGAACAAGCCATTATTATTGCCGTTCGTAAAATTGCTAAAGAAGCGTTCTCTTCTTAAAGAAGATACCATAATATACTGAATGATACTAAACAATTATGTTATCATTACAGTGTTAAATTGTAGTATAAAATGCAATGCGTTCACTATAAAGGTGAGTGCATTTTTTTATTGTGAGGTGACAGATATGCCAGACACAATAGAATCTCCTGTATTAGAAGTTTTTTCAAGATGGGGAGCGGCTGTTTCTAAGATTACTGGCGCAGACAATTATTCCATGGATGGCAGTGAAACAAATGCTTCCGGTAAAAAAGCATATGCACAGCTTTATATGCTTGGGAATCCAATTACAAGAGGTGACCTTGAAGGAGATGAATGCGCAACAATGCCATCATTTCAAGTAAATTGCTTCACATCTGGGAGTAAAGCATTAACCAGAGTGTATGAATTGGATAAGATAAGCCACAAAGCTATGGTGAGCATGGGATTCCGCCGCACATACGGACCGGAACCTATGTTTTTCGGTGACAGTGGAATCAAAAAGCTTGTGAGCCGATACAGCCGGATATATACAGGAAAATTACTTTGAAACCAATGAACGCATAGACGTTCTTTTTTTATGCTTAAAACGAAAGCGAGGTGAGATTATGGATCAGATTTTAAGTTATGTAAAGCCAGAATTACTTATTGTCGTTGTAGTTCTTTATTTTATCGGGGTAATGATTAAAAAATCAGAAAATATTTCTGACAAATTTATTCCAATGATTTTAGGAATTCTTGGTGTATTAATTTGCGGTCTTTATGTTTTTGCAACATCTACAGTTTCCGGTTCACAGGAAGTTGCAATGGCACTGTTTACCGCAATTACACAAGGCGTTATCGTTGCCGGATTAAGTAATTATGTAAATCAACTTATTAAGCAAGCTGGAAAAGAAGAGTAGAAAGGCGGTGATCCGCTATCTCCCGGCACAGGGTTACGTGCATAAAACTTAAATTAAAGAAAGGAGCCTATTAAAATGGCAGATTTAACAACACTTGGCGTAACTTTTCATTACGGTGTTGAAACCGCTAAAGGAACGAAGCCAACTGCATTTACCTGGTTAAAAAGATGTAGTTCCATCGGTGGAATTTCTCTTGATACAGAGCAGATTGACGTATCAGCACTTGAAGACTTCATTACACAGTACGCATCTGGTAGACAGGATACTGGTGGTACTTGGGACGTAACCTTCAATCTTAACGCCGATGTTATCACAGCATTAAAGAAGCTTATGACTGATGCGGCAACAGGAAAGCCAAAAGGATTTAGAGTTTGGTTTGAAGTTGTATTTCCAGACCTCGAAGATGCATTCTTTGTTATCGCAGACCCTGGAAAAAATATTCCACTGTCTGACATTGGGCAGAATGAAGCAGCAACAATTCCGCTGTCTCTCATTATTCAAGAATACAAAGGCCTTGATACAAAAGTTGTTTCCGAAGAACTTACACAGGCTTTAGACACCGCAAAAGCAGTAGCAGATTCCACAGGCGCAATGGCACTTAGCTAAAAACATATTGGGAGGATTATAAAATGGTAACTTTTAATGTACATGGAAAAGAATATAAGGTTGTATTTGGATACGGACTTCTTACAAAAACAGATGTGCTGGACAAGGTACAGGGGATTACAGATGGAAAAGAGAGAAGCCTTCAGAAAATGATTTCTCTTCTCCCGGAACTGCTTCTTGCCGGACTTCAAAAGAAGCACAAGGAAGAGTTTGGGTATGAAAGTGATTCTGAAAAAGAAGTTGTTCTTAATAAAGTCTGTGACCTTTTGGATGATTACGAAGATGAAGGAACTGAGGAAAATCCCAAAAGCGGATTTGATTTATACCAACTTCTTGACAAAGAATTGGAGAAAAATGGTTTTTTATCCGGTCTTCTGAATGCAGTAGCAGAAGCACAGGCAGTGGAGAAGAATGCAACGAAGCTTCCACAGGATCACAAAAAGAAAAATTAACTTTTCGAGAAGCTGTTTACAAAGAGATTCTTCCTTTATACCTCTCTATTGGTGTGTCTAAAGAAGAATTTATGGATTCTACGCCAGCTGAATTAAAACCTTATCTCGAAGCTGAAAAGATACGTCAAAAGAGGAAAGATTCCGAACTCTGGCAAGCTGGCATTTATGAAACATCAGCCACATTCACGGCTGTTGCGAATGCTTTAATGGGGAAAAAATCTAAAGCAGAGTATTTGAAAAAACCTTTACTGGAATCAGCAGAGGAAGAAAAGCGTAAACAGGAAGGCATACTTTCCGAAGAAGAAAAGAAAAAACAGAGAAACGCACTTTTAGCAAGCTTGCAACTCATGCAGGCAAACTTTGAACTTAACCATGAAAAGGGCAGGCAGGATGAATAAGTCTTGTCTGCCCTTTATTTTTTTGTAAAAAAAAGGAGGGATAAATAAAATGGCTGACAATACCATTGATACCCTTGATATACAAATTAGCAGTAGTACAGAAAAAGCAGTACGTGCGCTGACTAATCTTTCAAATAAACTCACAGAAGTTAATTCCGCATTAAGCGGAGTTAATACAAACGGATTACGTAGTTGTGTAAGGGAACTTGGAAAACTAAAAGAACTTGATATAGGGAAAATGACAAGCATTGCTGTTGGAATTGGAAAATTCTCAAATTCCATAAAGACAATGGGTGGCGTAAACTATAAAGGTTCTGGCCTTAATGCGGTTATTAACTCAATCAATAGACTTAGCCAGGTTGATATAAGCAGTTTTGACACAGGAAAACTCGGAGAAATAATCCATAAATTAAGCAATTTGACAGAGATTCCAGATGTATCTTCCGGTGTTAATCGCTTTGTCAATTCAATGGCTAGATTAGCCAATTCCGGTGAATATATTGCGAATGTATCAGCTGAATTGCCTGGGCTTGGAAGAAATCTTAAATCAATCGTAGAGAGTTTTACGAGCGTTGGCGATATATCTGAACCTGTAAATAGGTTAGTTCAGTCTATTGCACAATTGGCAAGCTCTGGAAATAGAATCGGACAAACGTCAAGCCAGCTTGGAACACTAGCAAAGGAAGTATTGTCTTTCTTCGATGTAATGAAAACTGCACCTAAAATAAGTGAGAACACCATCCGCATGACGGAAGCACTGGCAAAGTTGGCTAATGCAGGGGGAAAGGTAAATTCCGCTACAAATTCTATATCCAGTGCGTTTTCTAAATTATCATCTGCAACATCTAGCCTTGGTAATATTGTTAGTAAAACTTCTTCTATAATTGGAACCGGGGTAAAAGGCATTATTGGATGGTTTCAACGTCTCGGGAATAGTAGTTCTGGAATTAAAACCGCTTCTTTTAATCTCGGAAATTTGCTTAAAACTGCTATCGGTTTTAAGGCTATTCGTGGTCTGGCAAATTTAGGAAAAAGTGCAATTGGTTTTGGCTCTGCTATTACAGAAATCGAAAATGTTGTAGATGTTTCCTTTGGAAGCATGGCAGATGAAGCCTACAAATTTGCTTCTACGGCCAAAGAACAATTTGGATTATCCGAATTGGCAGCAAAGCAATATTCTGGAACCATGATGGCAATGATGAAATCGTCTGGTGTTGCGCAAGATGCAGCTTCTAAAATGTCAATTTCTCTTGCTGGATTAGCCGGGGATATTGCATCATTTTACAATATTGATACTGATACAGCTTTTCAGAAAATACGCTCTGGAATTTCTGGGGAAATTGAGCCTTTAAGACAATTGGGAATTAATTTATCCGTTGCAAATATGGAGGCTTATGCTCTTTCAAGGGGAATTACAACATCTTATAACGCAATGTCCCAAGCTGAAAAAGTTGCTCTTCGATACAACTATTTAATGTCAGTTACAGGAGATGTGCAAGGGGATTTCGCAAGGACATCTGGAACATGGGCGAACCAGGTTCGTTTGCTTACCTTGAACTTCCAGTCACTTTCTGCAGTAATCGGGCAAGGTTTAATCGCTGGAATTCTCCCGGCTATTCAAGCACTTAATGCGCTCATGTCAAAACTTATGCAAGCCGCAAATGCATTTCGCAACTTCATGTATGTATTGATGGGAAAGAAACTAAAAGGCTCGCAGAGTGGAGTTAGTGATATCGTATCTAATTTAGGTGGTATAGAAACAGCTGGTGATGACGCATCTTCTGGTCTTGATGACGCTACATCATCTGCTAAGAAACTGAAAAAGGCACTTTCTGTATTGCCATTCGACCAATTAAATCAGCTTGCCGATAATTCTGATAATTCTGGAACTGCATCTAAAAGTCTTGGTTCTGGGCTTGGAGATTTAGCAGATAGTTTTGCTGGAATACAAGATTCACTGGATGAAGTTTTGACTGTTGACGAAACACCAATTAATAAATGGGCTGCTAAAATCAGAAAAGCATTTATCAATAAAGACTGGCAGGGACTAGGTTCCACTATTGCAGACATGATAAATGTCGGAATGCAAAAAATATATGAAGTTATTAATTGGAATAATGTTGGCCCGAAAATAACCGAATTTGTAAATGCATTTACAACAGCATTTAATTCCATGGTTAGCGGAATTGATTTCGACTTAATTGGAAGAATGCTTGGATCTGGAATTAACACAGCAGTAAATACTCTAAACCTGTTGCTTGGAGATGGAGGAATAGATTTTTCTGGAATAGGGGCAAAACTGTCTCAACTTTTAAAAGGAGCTATAAAGGAAATTGACTGGACAGGTCTTGGAACCTTAATCGGAAACAGTTTTATGGCATCTTGGAAAATGCTTTCTGGCTTTGTAAAGGATATGTCTAAAAAAGATGGTGCTGGAATTACTGGATGGGGTAAGCTTGGCACTGCTATTGGAAAAGCCTTAAATGGTGCAATCAAAAAGATAGACATGAACACAATTGCAGATGCACTTTCTGGTTTATTAAACGGAGCGTTCGAAAGCTTAAAATCATTTACAGAAACATTTAATTGGGATGATCTCGCAACCAAGATAAGAGATGGAATCGCTAAATTCATCAAAGAAACAAACTGGAAAGAAAATGGACAGGCTCTTGGAGATTTTATATCTCATTTGTGTACAGCATTAAAAGATTCTCTCACCAAAGACACTTTTTATGAATTTGGACAAGGCGTTGGAACGTTCCTTGGTGAGTTACCATGGGGTGAAATCCTTGGTACTGCGGCTGATTTGATTCTAGGAGGCTTATCAAGTGCTTTTAACGGATTGGTGGACGGAATAAAAGAAGACCATCCGCTTGTTGGAAGTCTTGTTGATATTCTTGGAAAAGCCTTTCTTGTCGTAAATGTTCTTAAAGTAAGCGGAATTGGAGAACTTGCATGGAACCTTATTGATCACATTGGCGGAAAAATTATTGCCAAAGAAAATGCTGATCTCATTGCTGAAAAATTAGCAGATGTCCTTGGAGATGGCACGAGTGGAGCAAAAGAAGCAATAAAAGATTTAGGGGATGCGGCAGAATCCGCAGGAAATGGAGGATTTACTACCCTTGCTGAAAAGATAAAAAATCTTGGTGACGTCGCACAAACAGCTGGTGGACAATTCCAAGGATTTTGGGGATACGCAACAAATTTGGGCGCAACTGCATTTGTCATGGAAGGTCTTGGACAGGTAAAAAAAGCTATGGACTTTAAAGACTCCACAGCTGACGCATTCAACGATTTTGAAGTTGTTAGAAAAGCATTAAAAATCCTTGAAGACCAAACTGGAATTTCCGGGGATAAATTTATCGGTCTTGGCGGTGATTTAAAAAATGTGAAAGACAATGCATTTGATTTTGATGGACAGCTCCAAACTGTAGAAACATCACTTGAAAATCTTGGAATTTCTTCCGATACATTTAAGCAAGCATTAAAACAGGCAATGGAAGAATCCGATACTTCTACAAATTCTCATGTAAGTAATATTAATGAATATATCGGTACGATGGGGACAGAATTTGATAATGCGAAATCTGCATTAGAAAGACTTTCAAATCAAGCGGTAATCACTCCAACGCAGTTTGATGAATTAAGTGCTGTCCTTCAGCAACAAGAATCATCTGGTGCAACAGCCAGAGCCGCATTCCAAGCCTTGATGGATAAAATGGCAGAGATGGGAATTGACACAGGAAAAGTTATTAAAGCTTTTTCAGAAGATGTTCCAAAATCTTCATCAACAATGAGCAAATCAGTGGAAACAGCTACGAAATCCATTTCTTCAAACTCTAAGACTGGTTTTGGAATAGCCAGTGCAGCTGTAAGCACGGCAATGGCTGGAATGAAAAAAAGCACAGAAAGCACAATGCCTTCCATTTGGTCAAAGATAAAGAACACGAATGATGATGTTGAAACCAACTCCAAAACAAACTGGGGAAATTCCGCAAGTGCTGTATCGACAGCCCTCGGAACCATGGATACCGATACCAAAGATATAATGGGTAAGGTTATGACCACCATTCAAAGCTATTGGTCTTCTGTTCTAATCAATACAAACCAGATTTGGGAAAAGGCTTCTGGTAAAGTTGACACGGAAACTGGGAAAATGAAAACCTACACAGAATCTAATTTGTCTGGGATTTCGGATAAAATTAAAAGGCTATTTAATGTTAATCTTACATCAATTGGTCGGGAAACTGCTCAATCATTCGCTGATGGCATGAAACAAGTACATTTACCAACTCTAACTTATTATATTTCAGAGTGGAGAAAACATGATCTTGGTGGTGGAAGAACTAGTTCTACACCAGTTTACAAGCCTAATTGGTACGCCAAAGGTGGTCTTTTCAACGGCGCACAGGTAATCGGTATCGGTGAAGCCGGTTCTGAAGCCGTCCTTCCGCTGGAAAATCCACGAACCATGAAGAAGATTGCAGACAGCATTGTTTCCAGTTCGGACGGAAGCATGGGACTTACAAAAGAAGAAATGGCAAAAGCAGTAGCACAGGGCGTTGCAATGGCAATGAGTATGAACAGCGGAAATAACAATCCGCAGTACATTATGAATAGCATTATTCTGGACGGAAGCGAGATTGCAAAAGCAGTAACAAAAGCCCAAAATGATACAGATAGCCGTTTCAAACCGTCCCCGGCATATTGATTTTTGACTGATTGTGTGGTATGATTTCTTTAATGAAGAAGTACACACGGTTTTGATTTTTGAGCCGCTAAGAAGAAATTAATATTTCTCAATTTTGAGGAATTTTTATCTTACTTGGCGGCTCTTTTTTATTTTGGGGAGGAAAACAACTTGATGGAAAATTTTAAAAAGATTTACGTTTTTAAACATGAAGAAAAATATAAAATAGGGACAAGCCAATGCGTTGAAAAAAGGCTTGCACAAGTATCATGTGGTCTCCCTTTCTCAAAAATAATTTATGAAAGCAATTATTTAAAAAATCCATATTTTGTAGAAAATAAGCTTCATAAGTTGTTCCAGAAATACAGAATTGGTGGAGAGTGGTTTTCTTTTGTTGATTTGAATTTAATTGATGAAACCATACATAAGATAGGCGAATATATTTCCGAAGAAGAAATGCGTTCAATCAAAAAAGAATATGCTAATTCTGTAAAAGAAAGAGTATTGGAAATTTCCCAAAAAATTTTGGGCTTAACTAATTCGTCTGTTGAAGAATATATAAGATTATCAAATGAGAATAAAGAAATTGAAAAATTCACCAATGCCGTAAAAGGTCTTGACGAGCCAAATATTTATTCTGACTTGATATACCAAATTGTATTAGGTGGAAACACGGAAAGCCTTGTAAAAAAATACAAACCAAAGAAATTTACAAGTTTTAGATTTTATTTATCTGATGAGCAAAATTTAAAAATAAAACAATTAACTGAAATTGCTGGCGCATTAATATGTAATGGATGGAATTATGAAGAAATAGAAGATTTTCTTAATAAAATTGCGGCATAATTTTGAATTTTTAGACAGCCCGCATTTAAAATGAGGTCTGGAAAGGTTCGATTTAAAATGGAACCTTTTTCACAGGGAGGAATATCATGTCATATAAAAATTACATCTTAATCCAAAAGCATTTATTCCGCAGCGAATACATTTTTGCAGATACAGAAGAGTATCTGGCAGACCAACTTTTTAAGAATGAGAAAATTCGGGTGAATTTTGGAAAAGAATATGGACATAAGGAAGAGAAGTATCTTCTTGTTTTCTGTAAAATCTGGAATAAAGACCAAGGAAAGTTTTTTAAAGCAATGGAAAAGCTGAGAAATAAAATGCCACTGGTCGGGAATATCGACTATGAGGAATTTTGCAAAGACGTATTTAGCTTGTTTGAATAATTAATTTCGGTAAAATAAGGCTTTATCTGAAAATTAAATTGCTCAAATAAGACCTTATTTTACTATTAATGATAGTAAATAAGAATTAAATAGGGAGCAAATAAGGAAAAACAAGTTTTAATTTAAGGTAAAATAATTTTTTATTTTGCATCAAATAAGAAAAAATAAGCGTTAAATAAGAAATAAATAAGAATTTTATTTCGACACAAAAATCCGTAAAAATCAGCATAACAGATAAAATATGTATTTTTACAAGTTGAATTTTGGTGAAATATAATATAAAAATGACGAATTTAGAGTTCTTATTTTTTTAAACGCACAAAAGACGCATAGTAGACGCACTCAGATTAAGGTTTAGATTTAGATATAGATTTAGATATAGATTTAGATATAGATTTAGATATAGATTTAGATTAAGAAAAAGAGAAAGAATTATATTTAAATAATATCTAACGATATTATTATGTCAGATAAATCTGACGCAGAATGGGACAGGGAGGACACACTATGATATTTTGGCTATCAATAATCATTTTTGCAGTCGGCGTTGTTATTCTGATTGCAAATAGAATAGGAGAATCTTTAAGCTACGAATATGAGTATTCGAATGTGAGCGCAACCGTGCTTGTTTTGGGCGTAGCAGTGGCTTTTATCGGTGCGGTATATCTTTTGATCGCGGGATTGCTTTTAGCAATAAGCCAGACTACGGTTACCGCCACCAGACAGGCAAATGCAGAGAAATACAAAGCATTGACTTACAAACTGGAAAGTGAAGCTTGCCGAGATCAATTCGGACTTCTAAACAAAGAAATTGTTGACGAGGTACAGAGATGGAATGTAAAAGTAACTTACTACAAAGCAATGGAAGATAACTTCTGGGTTGGAATTTATTATCCAGATGTGTACGGTGATTTGGGAACGATTGATTATGAGACATATGAGGGAGGACAAAAACCATGAAAAGAATCAAAACACTACTGGCGATAATTACCTGTATTTGCATTATCACAGGGCTAACAGGCTGTGCAGCGAATGACGATTACATGAATGACGTGAAAGGAAATCTTTCTGGAAACAGCTACACAATCTATACCTACGATAACTACGGCAAAAAGGTTATGACCACCACTGGGGACAAGATCAACATTGCCGGGAATAAAACCAAATCCAAGGGCTACGATAGCGAGGGTAACGAAACAACCAGCTATGACGTATCTTCCGTTATTACAATTCTGATTGACGGTAAAGAAATTGAAAGCTGTGGTGATACTTGTATTTTTGAGCAAAAAGGATTGGAGCCGGAGGTTGATTTTACCCAGGAAGATATTACCAGTCATTCAACCGGGAAGATTTCAGAGAACGCATACATAGCCGGGATTCTAAATTATTATAAAAATTATTTCGGAAAATCTAGGGTTGTAGTAATTAAATCTCAACTTGGACAGCCCATAGCCGCATATTCTGGTGACGAGGTGTTCTGGAAAATCCCGGACGATCTACCTAAAATGACAAAGTTAATGATTGACGGAAAAGCTCTTTATATCCACAGGGCGAACTTCCAGATTATTGATAAAGAATTACTGCGATAAAATAATCAAATCCGTTTCAAAACTTCTCGCATGATAAAATATAGGCACAAGCAAAGAAAATTGAAATTTGAGCAAAGAAATTAATTAATTGTGGAGAAAGGTAACAATGAAAATGAACAGACAATTATTTAAGCCAGGGGATATTGTACAGCACTTTAAGCGAGAAACTATCGAGAATCCGCGTGACAATGAATACCTGTATGAGATTGTCGGTTTTGCTAGGCATACGGAAACAGGAGAAGACCTAGTGATATACAAAGCCCTGTATGGCAGTAAGCAATTATACGCCAGACCGAAAAATATGTTTTACAGTGAGGTAGATCGTGAAAAATATCCAAATGTGAAACAGAAATATAGGCTCGAGAAATATCATGGAGTGTTGTACGTATAATGGATTTCAAGCAGACTTACTTTTCCATCTGGCAAGATATATGGAATCTTCACAAGAAGTACGCTTTTATCTCAAAGGACGATATTCCGCAGTGGGAAAATCTCACCATGGAAGCAAGCCGGATTCACGATAAATACTCCGATTCGGTCGGAGCAAAATTTGCCGAAGCTCTTTTGTTTGCCGTAACTGCGGAAATTGATAGAAAAGCGAAATAGTGCTTCCAGAATACGCCCAAAGGTGGTACAATATGGGTATCATACTAAGGAGGGGGATATTTATGGCACTGATTAAATGTCCAGAATGCGGCAAGGAAATAAGTGATAAAGCGGCAAGTTGCCCGAACTGTGGATTCCCGATAACACAGGGAAATGTAACACAGGAACCGCCACAGAAGCAAAAGGAATACGACATTGAGATGTTAGATTCCATGAGAATCAAGGCTTCAAAAGCGAATATTGAGGTTTACTACAAAGGAAATTTGTTACTTGAAGCAAATCCTATGGATTTTGTATTGAATTATGATAAAGAAGAACCAGACGATTTAGGGAGAGTACAGTTGAAAGTTGCTTTTTCAATTCCGAAATACGCAAAGCCTTTCAAAATTTGCTTATCAACAGGCTCTTCCGCATATGAACAGGCAAAAGAATTTACAACAGAGATTGCGGAGCGGTACTTCAAAAAACAATATGTTGTTGAATGGTATATGCTTGAAAAGAGTGTAATGGATAATTGCGACAGGGGCGAAGCAAACAAGACCAGAACAACTATTGAGAATATCGAAAAACCTAAAACATATTCTGCACCAGAACCACAGTACACGCCACAGCCGACAGCTACCAAGAAAAAGAAAAAAGGGGGATGCGCAAACTATTTTGGTTTTATCTGCCTTGTGTTTATTCTAATTGGCTGGTATTCATCTAAAACAGAGAAAACAGCAGATACATCCAAAACGCAGACGGAAAAATCCAGTAGTTACGAAAGAAAAGCAACTCCTACAGTAGAAGAGAAAAAACAGAATGTGGCTCCAATTACTTTTGATGATGAATTACAAACATTTAATTCTGGTGAATATTCTTATATCACTGACAGCGATTTATATAAATATGCAGTCAATATGAGCGGAGCTAAAATTTATACTGTAGCAACAATAAGTGAGATTAAAGACAATAAGGTGCAAGTTACTATTGGTGATAAATACATGATGAGTAATTTTAATGTATCTGATAGTAAATTGTATGCAAAATATGAAAGCGGTCTTAAAGATGATGATGTGGTTGCTATTCTTGGAACAGTATCAAATGTAGATTCATGGGGATTTATGGGAGATTCCATAAATTTAGAGAATTGTATGGTATTTGCAAAAGGTGATGAAGCTAAAAGCTATAAAAAGGATGCTTCAGATGATAGTTTATCACAGTATTTTGTAGTGACAGAAGAAGTTGCTAATTCAAAAGAAGTTTCAGAGGACGAATACAAGGCACTTTGCCAGACGTTAGATTATAATGATATATTGAGAAATCCAGACAGTTACGATAAAAAACATTGTGTTGTCTCTGGAACAATAGATCAGTCATTAGAAGGAATATTCGGTGGATATACGTTGTATATTGTTGACGGAAACGGTAATAAATGGGATTGTTCATATAGCTATGAGGATGGCGAAACACATTACCTAGAAGGAGATTGGGTAACCGTATACGGAACTTGTAGCGGAACATTAAATTCTACAACACTTCTTGGGAAACAAGTAACATTGCCAAGCATAGATGTTGAATACATTAACTGATAAGATTAGGGCTAGGGATTTCTCCCTAGCCTTTTATATTAATTCATCCAGCTATATGTATACGAATCATTTACATATACTTCAAATTTATCTGGTATGATATCCTCGAAATTCCTATCAAATGGAAAATCAAATTCGAGATAAGCTGTCGATCCTGGATTTTTTACATCAGCATTACGATCATCATACCCCACTATCCTACCATTTTTATAAAATACAATTGCAATAGTGGTAAACGCATTTTTCCGTCCATTGTTATCTACTTTTACCACTACATTTCTATTTCCAAAATTGGCTGAATAATGAATTCCCGAGTTATTTGTTATAACACTTGAAGATGCTTTCTTAATATTCAAATTGATTTTAAAAGAATCCCACGTTTTATCAGAATTCCAGCCTTGAAGTGCACATTTTGAATGTGCTGCAAACGCAAAATTATAATCCTTATCAACTCCGACCATTGTTCCATTCAGATAATAGATAAATTCAACGGTCAGATCAACTGCATGGTCATAATGGTTTTCCAGAATTGCCACAGCTCCATACGGCGTAGATTCTGCATGATAACTAACAACATTCTTTTTACCACTGCTGTTAGCATTTGGATTTCCACCAAAACCGCCATTGCCATTAGAAGCCTTTTTCACAGTAACTTTACAGGTATATTTCTTTTTACCAATCTTTGCGGTAATTGTAGCGGAACCTTTCTTTTTCGCTTTTACACGTCCTTTAGAAGATACCGTAGCAACAGATTTTTTGCTACTTGTCCATTTTACTTTTCCTTTTGTTCCAGTTACTTTTAATTGTAATGTTTGACCGACTTTCAAAGTGACTTTTTTCTTGTTAATTTTACCGGCCGCCGATACTGGAACTGCCATACAGACAATCAGTAACATTATGGTAAAAACTGCCAGTAGTTTTTTGAATTTTTTCATATGCGTTTTCCTCCCTAAATCAGTATGATATACCTATTTTACCACTCCAAAACGGATAGTGGAATAGAATATCTGAAAAAAGTTTATAAGTTTAACATTTATATAAAACAAATGATACCATAATATACTGAATGATACCGTCAATATGTGTAAAATATAAAGTAGAGCATTGGATTAAAATATCCAGTGCTTTTTATCCAGTGTGTCGTAAAACCCCCATGCTTTAGCTGTGGGGAGTGTCAAAATATAAAATCATAATAAGCAATTTTTAAAGCGTTTACATTTCGGGGTAGGCGCTTTTTTCGTGTGTAAAAATACATGAGGGTTAGCATATGGCAGAAGCATTTTTAAAAGTGGATGGGGTAGCAATGCCCTGTCCTTCTTCTTTTACATGGGGATTACAGGATATATCGGCATCAGAATCCGGCAGAACAGACGATACGACCATGCACAAAAACAGAGTTGGACAGAAACGAAAGCTGTCTGTAGGTTGGAATGGCCCAGATTGGGACACTGCTTGCAAAATTATACAGGCAGTAAATCCAGAGTACATACAGGTCACATATCCAGACTTGCTGTCTGCGAATAAGCACGAAACCAGAACATTCTATGTTGGTGACAGGGAATCCCCTTTTAAGTGCTGGTGGATAGGAAATGAGCGCATGGAAGGACTTAGTTTTGATTTTATCGAGAGGTAAGATATGCGAAATTTATCAACGGAATTTAAAGAACAACAGAATAGTGGGAACCGTAACTATCTGAAATATGCAGATTTTACCTTCACAGACGGAAGTACATTATCCATTACCGACAAAGATTTATGGTCTAATGGCTTTAAATTTGAGGATGCAGTATCGCAAAGCGGTTCTTTTGATATCGGCGCAGCTATCGTAAATAAGCTGACATTGCAGATCAACAACTTTTCTGGCAAATACACAGACTACATCTGGGACGGAGCGAGAGTTGTTTGCTATATTGGGCTTGAATTATCTACTGGCATTGAAAAAATCCGTATCTGTACCATGACAGTAACAGATGCGCCATATCAGAACACCGCTATTATTAGCCTAACTTGCGAAGATTCCATGCGATTGTTTGATCGTGATTATTCAGAAAGTAAGCTGTCCTATCCGGCAACTAGATTACAGATCATACAGGATGCTTGCGAGGTCTGCGGCGTTACATTACAATCTACAAGGTTTGATAATGATGATTTCGTAATTCAGAATCGACCAGATGATAGCAGTATTACCTTCAGACAGGTAATTGCATGGATAGCACAGATGGGCTGTCAGTGGGCGAAAAGTGACGAATACGGAAGGCTTTGCCTTGGATGGTATGAGCGTGAAGTACCGGATAAATTTTACAATTTGGTTGAAACGCCATGGAAAGATACTGATGGGAACGACATTCTTGACACAAAAGGCGCACAGATTATAACTGTTATGCAAAAGGGTATTACAGCCATAGATACAAATGGATTCACACCATGGCTGTACGATGTCGAAATAACAGGTGTAAAAGTTACAGAATACGTTGAAAATTCTTCTCAAAATGAAGCGAAAACATATCAGTCGGGGGAATCTGGCTATGTTATCGAAATTAGTGATAATAAGCTAATTCAAGAAGGCTCTGGCGAGAAAATCTGTCAAATTATCGCAGACAGGTGCGTGGGGCTGAAATTCAGACCGTTTACCACAGGCGCATTGACCAATATTGCATGGGAAGCTGGTGACACCATTGAGATTTCCGACAGAAATGGGAAACAGTACAAGAGCTTCCTAACTTCTGTTGCTTTGAATCCAGGCACATTTGAGCAGCTTGAATGCAGTGCTAAGAGTGTATCTAGGAATAAGCAGAAACAATACAGCCTTAATCAACAAGTACAGGCAGAAAACAAAAAGAATTTAAGAGATGAACGTACCGCCAGAGAAAAAGCTATAGAGGAGTTGTCTAATCGTTTAGCGGAATCCTCTGGCGTATATACTACCGTAGAGCAACAGCCGGACGGAAGCAATATTTATTATCTTCACAACAAGCCACAGTTATCCGATTCTGATATTGTATGGAAAATGACTGCGGAAGCGTGGGCTGTTTCTACAGATGGCGGACAACATTGGAATGGTGGTATGACTGTTGATGGTGATGTGATTGCCAGAATTCTTACTGCTACAGGTGTTAATGCTGACTGGATTAATACAGGAACCATTAAGGCTATTGATAAAGATGGAAACACAACTTTCCTGGTTGATGTAACAACAGGAAGAGTTGTTATTAATGCGGATTCCGTCCAAGTCAAGGGAAAAGATGTTAATGCGATTGCAAAGGAAAAAGCAGAAACAGAAGTTAATAATTTTATCAGCAATACATACACAACTGATATCAATAATTTACAGTCTCAAATCGATGGACAGATTGAGACTTTTTTTTATGATTATGAACCAACCTTACAGAATATCCCGGCTTCTGGATGGACTACAAACGAAGAACGAAAGAAACATGAGGGTGACTTGTTTTACTGGAAATCCAAGGGATATGCATACCGCTTTATGCAAGATGGGGCAACATGGAAGTGGCAATTGGTACAAGATACCGATATCACGTTAGCACTTGCCGCCGCAGAAAAAGCACAGGACACAGCAGATCATAAGCGCAGAGTATTCGTCGTTCATCCAGAGCCGCCTTACGATATTGGAGACTTATGGACGCAAGGCTCTAATGGTGACTTGATGAGATGTAAGGTTGCCAGAGCAAGCGGCTCTTATTCAGTGGATGATTGGGAAAAGGCTTCAAAGTATACGGATGATAGCTCTTTAGACTTATTTATCAATGGTGTTTTTAAAGATTCACTTAATTCTTTAAAGACGCAGATAGACGGGAAAATTGAGACTTGGTATCAGCCAAACGATCCATCTGTAAAATGGACAAAAACAGAGGAATATCCATGGTGTGATATTGACGGAAACAAGATTCTGGATGAATCCGGGAATGAAATTGTTTTGGTATGGGAATCTGAGAAGGTAGAGCATGAAGGCGATCTTTGGCATAATACCACGGATAACACCCAGTGGATATACAAATCTGGCATCTGGCAACCACAGTCCATACCAAATGAATTGTTGGACAAGATAGACGGTAAATCATCTGTTTACATGATTCAGCCAACACCACCATATTACGAAGGTGACTTGTGGGTAACGACCAATAGTGAAGGAAAGGCTTCTCTCAAAACTTCTTTTGTAAATCGTATTAATGGTGACTTTACTGCATCCGATTGGATTGACTTCAAGTACGCAGACAAAGACGATATCAAAAATGCAATTGATAATTACGATACCAGTCTTGGACAGGATGAAGTGTTCAATAAACTCACAAAAGGCGGGACAGAACAGGGAATCTACATCGAGGACGGAAAAGTATATATCAATGCAAAATATATTCTGGCTGGATTGCTTGCCGGTGAGAGAATTAATGGTCGTGGGCTAAAAGTCATTAATGATGACAAGAACGTAACCTTAGAAATCGACAGCAAAGGAAACGTCATCCTAGCTCCAAAAACTTTTTCCTTACAAGGCAAAACAGTAAAGGAAATTGCAGATTCTTCTGCCAGCACCGCAGTTTCTGGACAGACACAAGCCGATATTTTCAACAAACTCACCAATGGCGGCAAGGCACAGGGGATTTACTTGGATGAAAACGGAAATGTCTATGTAAACGGAGAATACGTGCAAGCCAAAGGTATTAAGGTTGTTGATAGCAATGGAAAGACCACTTTTGCTATTGACAAAACTACTGGTGCAGTAACAATAGCAGCTTCACAGTTTACATTAGGAGATAAAAGCGTTACTGATATAGCACAGGAAGAAGCTATAAAACAAGTCCAAGATATTACATCGGACAATATTATTAAAGGCTATTATCTAACAGAACAAAATGTTAAAGATTATTGGTCTACACAGAGTGCATATACATATGAGTATGGAGTCCAGGATGTAGATGGCGGTAAAAATGCAATAAAAATAAACGGAACTGGAGCACAATTTGGAACGAAAAATTATAAGCCAATAAAAGTTACTGGAAATTATACTTTTTCGTTTTGGATAAAAACTAGTGTTGCAACACAAGTATATGTGTATCTTGGAAGTAAAACAATATTAAATGCTAAAACTACAACTGAATGGCAAAGACTGCAAGTAACAACAACTTTATCTAGCTTACCAAATGATAGTTTAAACAGTTTGAGAATCTTGACATCATCAGTTGGCTCTAGCGTAAAATATGATACTTATATTTATATGCCAAAACTTGAATACGCTTACACAAATGAGCAAGTGTTCAATATGCTTACAAACAATGGTGCAATAAAGGGCATGTACATGGAAAATGGAGAATTGTATTTTTCATTCACCTATGCACATGGAGGCACATTGAAACTTGGCGGTTCAAATAACGGGAACGGATTGCTTTCCATTCTGGATGCAAGTGGTGCACAGGTTGGATATATTGACAATACAGGTGTTCATTTTAACCAAGGTGAATTTTCTGGAAGCGTAAAGTCACTAACTGGGGAAATTGGAAGCTGGATAATTGATAAGACCAACGGTATTCTAAAATCGAAAGATGGAGGAATTATACTGGACGCAAAGAACAGTAAAATTTATGCCGTTGTACCGACTGGACATACTGGGACTGAGATATCAAAAGAAAAAATTGTTTCTGGAGATGCAGACTTTTCTAGCGCAATCATCGGGGGAGGAAGCATTGGTGAAAATACTGGTTCTTGGTTCAAAACTGGAAATTCATTTAACGGCGATAATAGCGCAGAACTAAATATCGAACAATATTTTCACGTTACAAGTAGATCATTTGAATTACCAGCATTAGACAAAGTTTCATCTGGCGGTCACTTGGTATTCAAATCAGACGGATTGACAGTGGCTTGTACACTTTCCTCTTCTAAAAGATACAAAGTTCTTGGAAACAAGATAACAGAGAATGATATAGAAAACCTTTACAATATTAATCCTGTTTGGGCGAAATATAAGAATGAGTTAATAGCAAAAGATGATGAACGGTACGACACATATATGCCAATGTTCATTGCAGAAGATGTAGAAAAATGGTTTCCAATAGCAACAGACCACAGAAACGGGCTGGCAGAAGACTGGAACCAAAAAATTATGATCCCATCCATGTTCGCCATGATAAAATTCAATCACGAGAAAATCAAGGAACTCAAATCCGAAAATGAAGAATTAAAATCGGAATTAAAAAGCATTAAAGAAGAACTTGCAGAAATCAAACAATTGTTAAGCAAATCAGTAAAAAGAGGGTGAGAAATCATCCTCTTTTTAGCAGATCAAACATCAAAACCAATAATTAAAGGAGGGCAACAACATGCCAAAATGGACAGAATACACATCAAAAGATACGTTAGCGGATAATGACGAAGTAATGCTGTATGACGCAACTGCGAGAGCGAATAAACGTGGATTAATGAGCAAGTTTTGGGATTATGTCGTTGATAAAATGGCAACGGCTGTGATCTCGAAATTGGAAACCAATAACAAAACAATCATTGGGGCAATTAATGCACTAAATAGTGATCTTGGAAGCCATAATACTTTTTACAAAAATCTTGGGGACGATAATAATCCACTCAGTTCATATGATTTAACATTAAAAGGTGGAGCAAAATCCGATAACGAAATATCATACTTAATATTTATCGGAGATCGTGGATACAGTACGTTTATCAAAACACCTTCCTTGTATATCGCTAGTGGAGGCGTAACTTATGCAAGTGTACAAAGACTTATACTTGGAAGTAACAGCTCTATTGAAGCTTCAATTACAAAAGGAAATCCTTTTACAGTTAGTTTTACAGGATTTGCACCAAAATCCAGCTTACTGATTTGCATACCTCTTGTAAGAGCTTAGGAGTAATTAACTGTACATATTAATAATTATGCCTGTATGACATAATTTCCTGTGATATAAGCTCTTGAAAGATTCGCAGGCTTATATAATTGCATTGTTTGTCCGTTGGGATATAACCATAGGGAGCCAACAGTATCATAGGGACCTGCACCACTTTTTACATCTACAACTGCGTAAGAATAATTAGGGTTAAAATCTTTAAAATCTTTTGTTATTTCAATTAGTTCCGTATTAAGCGGTAAGTTTTTAAATGCGCCGTATACACCTACCGTATTTATAGTCCTTTTTAGGTAAAGATATCCGTATTCGGTTTGTATTGTGGAAATCTTTGTTTTTGAGTCACTATAGAGTTTATTGGAGAAGCAAGAAAAAATAACAAAACACTACCAAACATAAAATGAATATGATATAATCAGCATATCAAAATCGGAACAACAAAAAAGGGAGCTGAGTTCCCGACTACCAATCAAAAAACTCAGCTCCAAGCACCACAAAGGGTACAGTATTATTATAGCACAGTACTCTCCCTTTGTGAACCCAAAAGGAGGGTATTTTTTATGGAAAACTTTGCAAACGAATTTGTAAGTAAGTTGGATGGAAAGATTTCAGATGAAGCACTTAGGACAGTATTACAGGAATTGCAAGTGTTTGCATCTAACTACGATATCAATCAGAGAGAAACGCATGTGGTTCCATATCAAAGCAATATCCCAGATTGCTACATGGTTTACATGGTGGCAAAAAAGATTGAGGGCATGTCTCCAGAATCCATGAAAACCTACAATTTTTATCTCACAGATTTTTTTGAACACATTAACCGACCATTCGAACAGGTTACAACAAATGATATACGGATTTATCTGTACGAAACTCAGAAACGAACAGGGGTCAGCAATCGAACACTGGATGGAAAACGGCTTGTTATAAACACCTTTATGGATTGGTGTTGGAAAGAGGGGTATATTCCAAACAATCCATGCGCAAGTATTAAGCCCATTAAATTTGAGGAAAAGCCAAGAGAGCCACTTAGTAACATGGAACTTGAAATAGTGCGTGATGCTTGCGAAAATTACAGAGATAAAGCGATGATTGAGCTTTTCTACAGTACAGGATGCCGCTTATCTGAAATGGTGAATTTAAAAATTAGTGATATTGATTTCGCTTCAAAAGAGGTTCATTTGTTCGGAAAAGGAAGCAAGCACCGAACATCTTATCTAAACGCAAAAGCGGAATATATGTTAAAAAAATACTTTGAATTGGAACGCTCAAAAGAATCAATATCGGATTCTGTATTTGTGATATTTCGAAAGCCTTATAATGGAATGCACAAAGGAGCAATATATGCGAGAGTAAAGGCTATTCAAAAGCGTTCTGGAATCGAAAGAAGCTTGTTTCCGCACTTACTTAGGCACACAATGGCGACAGATGCCTTAAATAGAGGAATGAACGTTGCGGAAGTAAAAGAAATATTAGGGCATGAAAAGCTTGATACCACAATGATTTATGCTAAAATCAGCCACGATTCTGTGAAATTTAATCATAAGAGATATATTGTATAAAGAGTTTATGCTAAAGAGCATCCCATTTGGGGTGCTTTTTATTATGCACTTTTTAACCCAAACATGAAAGGAGACCACACATGAATATTAACACCTCATTAATCAGCAATAATAACAGCTACGCCGGACAGACACCTCTGTATATTGTCATCCACAATACGGATAATACCGCAGCTAAAGCAGATGCCAAGGCACACGCCACCGCACAGCATAATGGCAATTTTCATGGCTATTCAGCCCATGTATTCGTTGACGATAAGTCAGCATACCAAGCCCTGCTGTATAATCGTGGAGCATGGCACGTTGGAGTAAATTACGGAGGTAAGCTTTTTGGAACTGTGAACAATCACAACTCTATTGGAATTGAAATGTGCATGAATGCTGGATATAACTACGAAAAAGCATTCCAGAATACCGTTGATGTGTGCAAGCAGCTTATGAAGAAATACGGAATCCCAGCAATCCGAGTAGTGCAGCATTACGATGTGTGTGCTAAGAATTGTCCATCCGTTATCCGTAGAAAGGGTGACTGGGATAGATTCAAGAAGCTTATTTCTGGCGAAAACGTGACAGCGCCAACCACAAAGCCGACTGTAAAGGTTGATAAGTATTACCGCATTCGTAAGACCTGGAAGGATTCTAAGAGCCAGATCGGGGCGTACAAGTCACTGAAAAATGCGAAGAAGGCTTGCAAAGCCGGTTACTCTGTTTTTGACTGGAATGGAAAAGCAGTGTATTCTGTAACAGCAAAGAAAAGTGTAGACAATGTTGCAAAAGAGGTAATCAACGGCGAATGGGGAAATGGACAAGATAGACGAGACCGCCTGGAAGCTGCCGGCTACAATTACACAGAAGTGCAGAAAAAAGTCAATGAATTACTGAAATAATAACACTCCCGGGGCTTTCCCGGGAGCTACTTAAATGTTGTATATTCTTCAAATTCGTTTCTTATTTTCGCAAAGTCTTTTCTTCTGATCGGCACAGTATTCCCAGAAAACATAAGGAACGAAGTATTTATTTCTTTTACCTCATCCATGTTTATTATGTAGCTCTGGTGGCATCTTAAAAATCTGGAATCCAGTAATTCTTCAATATCAGACAGTTTACATCGTTCCGTATAAACAATACCGCAAGTGCAGTGGATAATGATGTATTTGTTTCGACTCTCAATATATTCGATATTTTGAAATTCCACCCGATGAATAAAGTCTTTTCCTTTTATCATAAGAGTGCTTTTGCTGATATGTTCCAGAGCATGATTGAAAGCAGTATACATTCTGCCGTTTTCAGATCCTTTTATAATATAGTGAATTGGGAGTAAATCAAGAGCTTCAAAAACATACTCTTTGTGGGCTGTCCAGAAAATAATATTTCCATCATAGCCATTTAATCTCAATTCCTTTGCAACTTCAATTCCATTTTCTTCTCTCAAAACGATATCCAAAACTACAATATCATACCATTCGCCATCTGCCACATCATCAATAAGTGGCTGTCCTTTATCATACGGAGTAATCAATGCTTTTATATCACCATTTCGTTTGAGAAAATTATTAATCCGATGCATAAATATACCAATCTGGATTTCGTTATCATCACATATTGCAATTCGCATTCAAATCATCCCTTTTCATGTAAAATTCGCCACCAGAGGTGCTAATTTCGCCATTTCCTGTGTAATTGTATATTTTTTGATACAATGTTATTGTAATACATTAAGATGATAGTGTAAAGGGGATGGATTCATGGAGAAACATAAAAAAATCATAATTGTGTTTATACTGATATTCGTGCATGTGCTCTTGACTCAATATGTTTACTTCTGCCCGGAGCGTAGTATTATCTTTGGGAGGGGTAAAACTATCGCAATTGCAAAAACAGAGGTAAAACAGGTTGTCCATGAGCGCTATAAATCCCTCACTGACAAGAATCCAGCCCCTTTATTTCTATCTACATATATAACGAATGAAAAGTACCAAAATCACAATATCTATACTGAAAAAAACATAATTTGCAATAATATCGAGGAAAAGCAACTTGCCAGAAAGGACTTGAGTGGAGATGATTCCGTCCCATTATATGGTTATGAAAACATGATATAATTTAGTAAATAAGAACAGATGTTTGGAATATTGGGAGGGATTTACGTGGATTACAAGAAAGAAATTATTGAGATGATAGAAAAATGCACGAATAATCATTGGATAGAAGTGATTTATGTATTTGTGAAAAAGTTAATTGGATAGTGTAAAAAAGACAAGGGTTTGCGCATTACCCTTGTCTTTTCTTTTACTTATCAGAAATCATGTCAATTAGTTTTTCTAAGTTGTCCCAACCATCATCATCCAATCTGGCTAACGCAGACACGAGACGATGCCTAAAAGAATCTTCTCCAGATTTCATTACGTCTGCAAGCATGGCAGAAATTTGCTTGTCTTTAATCCCAGGTGTAAACATTTCGCCATTACCAGTACGAATCCATTCTTCGTTGACATCAAATTCCCTACATATAGATTTGATAACTGCATCAGTTGGAGTTCTAAGACCAGTTTCGTAATTAGTAACAGTATTGCCTTTCACTCCAATTATTTCTCCGAATGCTGTTTGTGTAAGATTTTTTGATTTGCGCACTTGCTTAATCCTATCTTTCATTTTTTTCACCTCCTGATGATAATATATCACAAAAAACTCACAAAGTCAATATTTACTGTTGACATCTAACTCGCAACGTGATATTATAAACTCACGAAGTCAAGGAAGGGGGCGAGCCAAAGTGTTGAATAACTTAAAAAAAGCTCTTGATGATAAAGGAATTACAATCAGAGCGTTTGCAAAGGTTCTTGGTGTTGATGAAAGGACTATTCAGAACAAGATAAAGGGGAAAACACCTTTTACGTATCCAGAAGCAGTCCTTTCTAAAAAGGAACTTTTCCCAGAATATGATCTGGAATATCTGTTTAAAGAAGAATAGCAAAAAACTGACAGGAGTGCTGTCCTATCAGTTCTTGCCTAAATTTGTTTACCTTATGTGTTTTGCAGACTGAACGTACTTGTTCAGTCACATAAGCAGCACCAAATGTTTCTTGAAACACTTCGCCACTTACGCAGTTTTAGTTCTGCGATTGAGTAAAAAAAGATTAGCTGCCCATTAGTTGGCGAATGTAGGAATTTTACCTATAAAAGTAAAATTGCTTAACGGTCTTTGGTAACGCAGTTTACTCTGCTTGCAACCTACAATAAGGAACAGGGCAAATTCAAAAGTTGGGTCAAAGCAAACAACTCCTTTCATTGCCCATTATCTGGGTATGAAAGAATTTTAACACATAGGAAAAATATTTTCAACACAAAATGAAATTGAAAATCAGATTAAGAAAGGAGTGATAAACACGAACCAGTTAGTACATATTGGAAATTCGGATATCTCAATAAAAGAGTATAACGGTCAGCGAGTGGTTACATTCAAAGATATTGATGCAGTTCACGGAAGACCAGACGGAACGGCAAGCAGAAATTTCAGAACAAACAGAGAGCGCTTTATTGAGAGCGAAGATTTCTTCCGAGTAAGCGCCGACGAAATTCGTCGTACCAAAATTTTTGACATTCCAGACAAGGCAACTTCTGATTATGCGCTTATTACAGAACAGGGATATCTAATGTTAGTAAAGTCTTTCACAGACGATTTAGCATGGGATGTTCAGAGACAGCTTGTAAATGGGTACTTTAAAACCAAAGAAACTGTAAAAAGGGCATTGTCACCAGAACTTCAAATGTTACAGGGACTACTTTCACAAATGGTAGAGAAAGAACTTGCCGACAAAGAAAGAGACAGGCAGATTTTAATTGCCAAAGAAACCGCAGATAAAGCTGTTGCAACTACAGAGAACATCAAAGAAGCGGTTAAGCCTGTATTTGATAACTGGCGTTCAGAAATTAATTCTAAATTCAATCGCATACAAAAAGGTGCCGGAGCAGAGTTTAAAATGCTTAGAACAGAAATGTACGCAGAATTGGAACGCCGGGCTGGATGTGATCTGAATACAAGATTAAGAAATAAGCGAAAACGCATGGCTGAAAATGGTTGCACCAAAACAGAAATTAATTCACTAAACAAAATGGACGTCATCGATGACGATAAAAAGCTGCGAGAGATTTTCTCCAAAATTGTAACTGAATACGAAATTAAATATTGTGCGTAGAAGAAAGGAAGTGAAATAGATAATGTCAGAAAAAGAAAAAAAAATCGTAGAAAAGCTGAAAGAAGCAATTCCTAAGATGTCGGAATTTGATAAAGGCTACATTCTTGGGAAAGTGGAAAGTTTTTCTGATAACAGCCTGGAACAAAAAACAGATAAAAAAGAAACTGTTGATTTAGATCAGAAAGGAGACTAATGAAAGTATCAAAAATCGAAATTCGGCAAGTAAATGGCGAATGTGGAATATTTACAGAAATCCTTGTAGATGGTCACAAACTCGAAGGTGTAAGGAGTTTTGAGTTGAAACAGGGAGTTGGAGATTCAGAACCTATACTTTCCATTGATCTGAATGCTTTTGATTTATCTACAGATTTACAATTTTTGAAAGTTAATCAAAATGGAGTAGGTGAAATTGAGGGTATAAAATTTAAAGATAATCCACGGATGATGACTTTTTCACTAGAGTAAGGCTCCCATTTTTCAGAGAGCCAAACAGAATTATTTTGAAGCTTTTAAAATGGAACATTGTTTCGGATTTGAACAACATCCAGTTTTGCTTGCATAATTACACTTAATTCGACCTATTGTGTAATTAGGCGTCAAATCATCCAATGATCCAGTATTAATGAGAGAAGCTTCAATGGAATAATTTTTGTTCTGCTTATCGCAGAAACCATTAAATACCAATAATCATCACCTCCACTCTTATAGTGAGTATAACACAAGAAAGGAGAGATTATAAGGAGAAGATGACAATTATCAAATTTAAAAATGGGGAAACAATCGAAATTCCGTGTGTGTTCCCGGATGATATTGTGAAACCAGACATTAGAGATAAACTGATACGTTTGGAATGGGATGACGCTGGAAAGCAATATTGTTTGAAATTTAACCCAGTAGATGTGCTCTATGTAAAAGAGATTACACCTTCCTAAAGGAGATTATATCACAGAAAGGAGACTAATGAATGAATTACAGATTTTTAATTCGCCAGAGTTCGGAGATATTCGGACAATAACTATTGATAATGAACCTTGGTTTTGCATGATTGATATATGCAAAGCATTAGAAATTTCAAATCCGAGCCAGGCAAAGACAAGGTTAAATGCAGATGGGGTCATTACAAATGAGGTCATTGATGGTATCGGGAGAAAGCAGAATGCTAACTTTGTAAATGAACCCAATATGTATAAATTGATTTTCCAGAGCAGAAAAGAATCTGCCGAAAGGTTTACAGACTGGGTGACAAGTAAAGTTCTCCCAGAAATTCGAAAGACAGGTTCCTACAGAAAACCATTGACGGTTGCCGAACAAATTCAGATTCTTGCCCAGGGCACAGCAGATCATGAGGAAAGAATCGAAAAACTTGAAAATACAATGACAATTGACTACGGTCAGCAAAAATATCTTGGGGATCTGGTTTCGCTAGTGGTTATTGAAGCGTTGGGCGGAAAGAAATCTAATGCCTATTCAGAAATCGGAAAGAAAGTATTCGCAGAATGTAATCGAGATGTGAAATCTTATTTCGGTGTAAACGCAAGAAACAACATTCCAAAATTAAGATATGAGGAAGCTGTGAAGTACATCAAGGGATGGCAACCGTGTACAAATACAAAAATGCAGATTCGCGATTGCAATTATGATATTAATTCAGAAAGAAAATGAGGGTAAAACAGTGAAAGATATTAAAAGCTACGAATTTTATGGAGATAATCCAGAAATTTTTCATTCTCTTGTAGGTTTTGAAATTGCAGATATTTTGTTCACACATACCAAAGAAGAAAATGAGAATGTAGTTGTTGTGAAGTGTGCAAATAAGCAACATGTTGAAATTGATCTTCTCTTTAAAGAAGATGGAATATTTGTTACTGAACCATTTGCGGTGGATGAAGATCTTACAATTATTGAATAGGGGAGGTGAACAAAGAATGTTAGCAGATGATTACGTTGCTGAAAGGTTATCCGATTATGATTCCAAAATATATCAGTTATATCGCCACAAAAACGGACAGAAGGCAAGCGACCTTGTAGAAAAAGTAAAAAACGAAATTGCCGAATGCGGTCTGTCCGCCACTGAAGCGAAAGGCTTTTTAGAGTACATGAAGATTGTTATTGACGCTCAGTCACATCTTCCCATTCAGAAATAACGGAAGTTTTTATTGTTTCTGCTCCGGGAACATTGCCATCATCAATCTCATTTGCGGCATGAAGCATTGAAATTATTTTATGAGAATAAGGATGTTCCTTTCCGCAATTCGGGCACACAACCTTGTCTGTACTTATTCTTTCACTTATATAGTAATCGCAATGACAAGTACAGGAAACTTTTAATTTGAGAAACATTTTAACATACCTCCTTTCTGAACACATTATACCATTCAGATGGAGAGAATAAAAGAAAATAGGGAGGAAAAACAATGATTAAATTTGAAAACGGATTAGTTAATATTTCTGGTAAAGGGATTGATATTCTTTCAGAGTATGCAGTTATCACCCATGAAATTAAAGAGATGTTCGCAAAAAATGGTGGAGAAGAGAAAGAAATAAAAGAGCAGCTTAGACATTCATTTGAGTATGGCCTTATGAACGAGGAAGAACTTGATAAAGAAATCAAGGAAACTTCCAAACAGATAGATGCAATTATTCCGTTTATTTCGCATCTGAAAGAAATGCTTAAAAAATTTGGAGCAAAAGATAAGGAGGACTAATCATGGGAGAAACTAAGAGCACAGATTATATTCCAGAGAACGTCAATGAAGAGTATGCACTTCTGGTTGGAAGATTAAAGGCATTTGAAGCTTGGGCGAATAGCGTGAACGATTATGATTTCACAAAGAAAATGGCATTTAGAATGCTTGGGCTTGATGCAGAAAAATCAAAGGAGGAAAAGAAAGAATGAAATGCTTTAAAGGCTTTGACAAAGATTTAAAGTGTAGAGATTTCCAGTATGAAATTGGAAAAGAATACACAGAAGAAAAAGCAGACATTTGTAATTGTGGATTCCATGCTTGCGAATTTCCGATGGATGTATTCGGTTATTATCCACCTTCAGATTCCAGATATTGTGAAGTTGAGCTTGAAGAGAATGGCCAGAAATCATCTGATGATAGCAAGAGAGTTGGAAAGAAAATTTCCGTAAAAGCAGAAATTGGAATTGCCGGAATTATAAAAGCTGGCGTTGAATATATAAAAGAGCAAGTTGATTGGGAAGATGATAAGGCAACCAATACCGGAAATAAGTCAGCGGCAACCAATACCGGATATCAGTCAGCGGCAACCAATACCGGAGATCAG